ACGCCCGCGCAATGCGGGCGATGATGATTTGGCGACGGACGGTTCTTTGGGTCAGGCCGGCTCCACCGGCCAGTTCGGCGAGACAGAGTTGAGATCGACCCGGTTCACGTCCACTCGATACCGCTTCCAGGACGCCAGCGCCGCCGTCTCCGCGGCCGTTGCCATGTCGAGGTCAACCGCGTCTTGCAACGGTGCAATGCGCTTCGTTGCCAACGACAACGCGTCGTCACGGGTTCTCGTGTTGCGCGCGAGCACTTCAGCAGGCGTGGGCGGCGGCGGCGTGTATGGTAGGAACTGCCCACCGCTGTAGGCGTCGCCCACCTTTACGTTCACGACGTCGGTGATGTCCACCAGCGCCGCCACGATGTCTGGCGAGAACCGCTTATCGATAGGCACCTCGTCGCCAGCCTTGAATGCCGGCCACCCCTCCGGCGGATTCTCCGGATTCGGGGCTAGCGGCGCGTCAACATCGTAGGACATCGGCAAGATGATCTCAGCGACGCGCCCAGTGTCGATTCGAGCGAATGTCTTCATTTCAGTCCCTTATGCGTACTCGTATACGATCACGATGCCGTCAGCGCCCTTGGCCCCAGCTTGCGCCGCGGCGGAAATGCCCGTTGCAGCCCCCCCGGCGCCGGACCCAGGCGATTGCCCCGCGTTGCCAGGGCCCGTAGCGCTCAGCGCGGTGCCCCCGGCACCAAAGACAGAATTCCCGCCAGTTCCGGAAATAAAGTTCGTGGTGTTGGCCGTTTGCGCTGTCGTTCCGTCGGCGCCACGGCCACGTGAAATGTTGCCTCCAGAAGGGGCAGCGCCCCCACCGCCTCCGTTTGCGAAATACGGGGGAGCAATGGCGCCAACGCCGATACTGCCGAACCCGCCAATGGTTGACCGCAGAGCGCCAAAAGAGGTAGTGCCGCCCGTTCCACCGTTGCCCCCAGGGGCCACACCCGCGGCTCCGCCGACACCTACAGTTACAGAAGCCCCCGCGAAACCAGATGTATATCGGTCACGTGCGGACGCTCCGACACCGCCGCCGCCCGTTACAGAAACAGCCGCGGCGCCAGTAGCAGTAGTGGCGCCGGACCCGCCGCCCGCGCCGCACTGTTCGACAATGATCGAACTGGTGTCGGAACGTGGGGTGAATACGGTGGCCCCCGACGTCGTAAATGCACCGCCATCGACGGAAACCTGTTGAACGCCCGATACGATCGCAAAGACGCTGACCCGCAGCAACCGGCCCACCCCCTGTGCAGTCTGCAGGTAACGAGCATCGCCCGTAGCCAAGCTGATCTTGTCCAGAAGCGTCTCGGTGAGGATCGGGGCACCGGCTGCCTTGACGATGTTCCCGCTGTTGATCGCCGTCTGCCCGTTGGCAACAGTAACCACCCACAGCCCCGTATAGCCCGCGTCCGGGGCAGGCGTAGTCTGCGAGCCAGTTGTGGCCGCAATGCCAGCCTTTGCAGAGATCGTGACGATTCCCTTTCTGGCCGTTGCCTGCTGAGAACCATTGTTGTTCGGCCCGGACCACGCCTGCGAGGGGTTGCTGGCATTGTAGTACGGCAGCGTCACAAGCCCGGTATCGGAATCTTGGTAGGTCGCTTGGATCAGGTAGTTGACGCTCTGCCCCGCCGTCACCGGCGCGGGGCAGTTGAGCGTCACAGGGTCCATAGAGATGCCCTGCTTCAGGATACTGTGCGAAGTGTCGGCGGGAAGCGACGAGTACGCCGTCGCGTCAACGTTCGCGAGGCTGTAAATCTCCCCCGGGTTCACTACCACCTGGAGCGACGCGGGTCCGGTCGGGACGCACGCCAGCCCATTGACCAGAGTGGTAGTCCCGAACATGGCTCCCGCCAGTTTCGCAATCGCCACCATGGCGAATTTGTTAGTGTTGAGCAGGTCGGTTTCGAGCGGAATCTGCCCGGGATAGACGATCTGGCGATCCATCTTCACTCCAAGAATGAAAATGGCGCCCGGAGGCGCCATTTGAAGGTGACTGTCTGAGGTGCTCAGCTACTGATCCGCGTCCACACGATAGTCGCCACTGGTTTGACGCTATCGACCGCTGCGTAGATGTACGCATCGGTCACGCTGCCTTGGATCATTGAAAGCGCGGCATAGGAAGCGCGTGAAGGCTGTCCATACCCACCTGTCGAGATGCCGTACCCCGCGACTAAGGGGATTCCGGTGCCTGTAGGACGAAATGCGGTGACGAACGCTTGAAACGGCATGAGCAGTGAGCCATATGCGCCTGCGACCCCGTAGCCGATCAACGGACCGCCATAAGACCCGGTGTCTGCTGGCCGAGTAGGCTCCACAACGATAGGCGTGCGTCCGGTCAAGTCTTGGAGGATTTTGATCAGCCCCGCGCGCGTGGCGCGCTCCCGAAACAGATTGATCAAAATCCGAGCGCGGAACGACTCGTCAGACTGACTGGCCGCACGCAGCAACGCATCGCCGAAGAAGTCGGCGGCGATCATGTCTAGCCACCCGTCCGTGGCTGTCTTGATCCGTGTCTGGAGTCTCGCGTAGTTCAGCAGGCTATAGACATAGGCGCCGGCATAAGCCAAGCCCTGCAACAGGCCGTTTATGATCGGCGTGTCGGCCTCGTCACCGAACCATGGGGGCAGATAGCCTCGAAGCCTGCGGTAGACATCCTGTTGATCACCAATTGCCATTTACGCCACCGTTACCGAAGACCACTTGATGACCTGTTTTGCGGTCGCCGTCAGGTCAGCCGTCCCGCCGTTCAGGGTGATCCCCGTCACGTTTGTGACGCCTGGCGACGCGTCATAGGCAATCTGCGAAAGTCGCGAGTAGGTCAGCGTCTGACCCAGGCGGAGCGAGTTGATGTAGGTCTTGATGGCGTCCGCGACAAGCGCCTTGGTGGCCGTGGCGTCGTAGCCAGGCGCGATTGCGCACGTCATAGCCACCGAGGCACTGACGACGATCGGCGCGAACACCCCGAAGCTGCTGCAAAGCGGTCGCACTGCATCGATAGCATTTGCCACCGTCGACAGGAAGGTTGACGTCGGCACCCCCGATCCGTCATCGACCACGACGTAGAAGTAGCCCATTTGGGCGGTGCCGCCGTAGGTTACGTTCTCGACCAGCGAGTACGTGACGCCCTGCTGCAGGGAGGTGATGGCGTAGCCGACGGCGTCCTTGGTGGCCTTGGAAAGGCTTCGCACGTAGGCGATGAAGCGCGTCCGCAATGCGGCGTCCGACTCCGCATCGGCGCCGTTAGTAAAAGCAGCGGCGTTCGTGACGGTATCGACGCCAGAGATCGCGCCAGCGATGGTTGAAACGGCGCCACTGATGGCGTTACCGGCCGCCCCCGCGACTGAGGCAACGACCGGCACGTCGACGCTGCCCACGCCGGCCGCCATGACGTACCCGCCCAGCGTGCCGTTGTAGGCAGGGTTGGTGGTGTCTGCGACTACAACGTATTGCTGGCTGCCGTCGCCCGTCTGGACGGTCGATCCGACCGGCACGACAGCCTGCTGAGTGGTCGTGAACCGGGAGAATGTGACCTCGCCGGTCGAAAACGTCGCCGGGAGGCGCGTCACGCCGAAGTCAGCAACCCACGAATCGAGGTCCGCGCCGCTCGATGTCGCCGCCCGGGTGATAGCCAGCACCTGGACGATGAGGCTTTGCAGCCAGATCACGACGGCAGCGTTGGCCTCGACGATGGCCCGCAGGATCGAGCCGACGGTCAGGTCGACGAGGACACTTGCATAGCCCTGGATGGCCGTGACCTGGTTCCGGACCAGCGTAACGAAGTCCTGCGTCTGAATGGATGCCATGTCACTTATTCACGTTGAACTGCAGGGATACGGGCCGGCGCGTGACCGAACTGGTGTAGGCGATGCCGACGCTGACGCCGTCTTGGATCGGCTGGACCGTGATCCTCGGCTCCGGCGACTGCGCCACCCCCTCCTCCATTCGGATCTGTGAGCGGATCTCGCCGGTGATCGCAGGAATATCGACGGTGTCGCCGATCATGGCCGGCAGCCCGGCGCCGTAATCGTCAGGGTGAAAGATGTAGCTGCCCTTGGGCGTCACCAGCCGGCGGACGATCCGCTGATTGGTCCGAGTGTCGGCACTCGCCGTGCCGAGGTCGCCGGTAGCGGACGCAGCAAGGTCGTCGCCCACCCACTGGGTGAGGTCGTTGAGGAGTTGCTGTGCCATCACCCAGCCTTCACGGTTGACGTCATGTGTGACGTGGACATCTGCTGATTTGGCGCGCCGGTCGGAGGACCGTCATGCTCGTTGTGGGTGTGGCCGTTGAATAGGCTCATGAACGCCGAGGTGATCACAGCAAGCAGCGACTGTCCGCTTGCGCCTAGGTTGATCGCCGGCGCCGTGACGTTGACGCTTGTTTGCGCCGTGATGTTGATGACCGGGCCAGTGGCGTCCAACTCGACCGCGCCGTTGACGAGCATCTTTCCGTCGTTGGTCAGCTTGATCCTCGATCCGGACTTGTGCGTCAGGAAGAACTCTCCAGACTTCGCTCCGGTCGGCCGTACGCTGTCGCTGAAGAAGCGGCCGGCGATATAGCCGTTCTCAATTTCCGCCCCAAAGAATTTCACCTCTACCTGATCGCCCGGGCTAACCGGTGCGTCGATACCCCACCCGTTTCCGACCCAGCCCGACGCCACCGGCAGCCAACCGGTCAAGGTCGCATCAGGGTTGTCGGGGTCTTCCGGCTGGAGGCGCACGCGCGCGGCGGCCGCGCCCGGGTCATAGCTCGTGACGATGCCGATCTTGGCTTGCTCCCCGTTCGATTGGGCGAGTTGCGCCGCGGCGCGCATTTGGTTGCGGACACCGTTCATCATGGCTAGAGCACCGTCTCGGGGTTGTGGTTTTTGGCGGAAACCGTCATGGCATACCCTTCCGAAATGCTCATGGATCGGGTGATTGCGTCTACGTAGTAGTCCTGATCAAACTTGGTGTTTGTTCCGGACAGCCGTAGCCTGGTCGTCGTGGTCAGCAGGTCATCGGCCGGCAAGCGCGCACGCAGCTTCATTTCATGTTGGGTGATCTCACGATGAATACGCTGTGCCAGTTCCTTCGCTTTATCCTGTGTCAGCCCGCCGCGATCTATGGTGTAGATCTGCTGGTTGCCAAATGGTGACGCTTTGCCCGGTTGCGTGGTCTTGCCTTTGCTCGGGTAATACGCAGTGAATGTCTTGGCCTGCTTCGCGTTGTGGGACCTCACCACCACCGTCACGCCTTTTGCCACGGTCAGGCTGCGGGAAAGCACGAGATCCTGGACATTGGCGACCGGCAACCCTTGCTCGTCCACCTCCCAGCGAATCTCGTACGGATCCCCATCATCCTCGGGGCGCGGCTCGAAATGAAGTTCCCGCCCCTTCACGAAGGCAAGAAACCCCTCTTGGTCCGCAAGATGGGAGATCAGATCCCATTCGCTGCGCTGGTCCATCTGCCGGACATGGTCGTAGGCGTAGATGTTGCCGGCGCGCGTTTCTGTAGACGTCACCACTGGCGTCAGCCCATGCGACTCAGCCATCCTCGTGACGATCTGCGACGAAGTCAGGTTCTGGTACTGGATCGACGTCTTCGAGTCGATGAACGCGGCCGTCAGATCCCGGCCCGTTAGGGTGATCGTGGTGGAAACCGGGTCATAGTCGATATCGTCGACCCGCCCGTAGATCAGGCTTGTGAGGTCCGTCTCGCTGAAGTTCATCGGATCTGCCGGGAAGCCGGCAAAGATCTCGACGAACGCCTCCGACTGATCGGAAAACCACGCGGCGTCCGTCTCGGCCGGCAGCGCGTTGGCCGCGAATTGAACCCGGAACGTGTCCGCTTGGTAGAAAGTGTTGTTGTCCACCGACCATCCGGTCCAAGCCGGCACAATGACCCCGGCCACCTTCACGATTGCGCGCGGCGAGCGCGCCACGGGCAGTGCGGGAAGGCTGTTCAGGCTGGTCATGAGTTCAGAATGCCTCCAACGTTGTCTTTCGACGGCGGGATGGTAATGGTCTGGATGCCCTGCACTTGCGGGTCTCCGCCAAGCTGGGGATTTGCTTTTGCAAGCCCCGTCCAGGCCATGGCATCGCCGTATTCCTTGGCTGCCATGTCCATGAGGTTGCCGCCGGCGGTCGTCAACTGCTTAGCGCTCGAGTAAATCGAGCCCACATTCAACTGGACGCGCCCGACCGTCCGATCAAGCTGGACCAACAGCGGGATTTGCTGGGCGGCCGCCAACTGGTTGCCGAGTCGCTGAACCTGCGCGGCAATCGGGTTGTTCGGCACGATGCCGCCGAGCGTCGTGATGTTGATCAGCGTGTTGTTTGCGGAGGCGATCAGGGTCTGCACCTCAGTCCGGACCGCCGCAATCGGCTGTAGGACGCTGTTCAGGGTCGATTGCGCTGCGTTGGCGAAGCTCGAAACGGCCGAAACGGCCGAATTGGCGGTCGCTACCAGGCTCGACAGCGTGCCGTCGCCAATCAGGTCAGATAGCCCCGTCGCGGCGCTCATGTCGCCGTTGATCAGGTCATCGATGCTCGCATCGCCCGTGCCGGCGGTCGAAAGGGTCAGATCCTCGACTACCTCGCACACGATCCTGTACGGGATCTTGTAGAAACGCTGGAAATCGGGCTCAAACCCCCGGATGACGACCGCAAATTGCAACTCTGACCAGGACAGCACCATCGCAGCGCCGGCCGCGCGCATGGCCGTGAGTTGGCGCGCACGGGCCAATGCGTCCGGACCCTCAATCCAGCCGGTCCAAGAGATCGGACCAGTGAAGTCGCCCATGGCGTCCACAACCTTCGTTCCGCCGACCAGCCGATGGACCACAAGGGCCTGCTCGCCGCCAAAGGCGATCGACTCGGGGATTTCGTTCCTTTGGAAGGTGAAATCCCCGAGTTGGAGAACGACATCAGCCATTTGCTTATCTCAGTGCCGGCGGCCTCAAGGACATACCGGGATCGAAGGTGGATGGCCCGGTCTGCGGCCGCGATAGTTCGCGTTGCTGGTGGAACGACGTCACTTCGGCAATCACACGGCTGTCGAGCTTGATGCTGGAGTTCACCTGGACCGTAGCCCCCTGTGACCCGCTCACCGGGTTGGCGCGAGCGAGGCGGCGGTCGTTCTGGTCATCCGTACTGGGGCCTGTGATGTAAGCCTTGGCGCTGCGATAGAGCCATCCAATAGGACCGCCATTCCCGAGCCCGTAGTTGGCAAACGGATTGAAAGGCGCGCCAGCCGACTGCATGTTTTGCAGCATGGGCGCATTCTTCTGCCCCCAATCGTTCACGGTGCGGAAGAACTCGGTGCCAGCGTTCAGGATATTTGTAACCGTGGGCAGAACGCCGCGCCCCATCTCCGTCTTCAGGGATTCCCACGCCGCGATGAAGTCAGCCTCCGCGCCCGGGGCCGTGCCCTTGAACGCGTCGATCGTCCCTTGGACCCCCTTGGCGTTCTTCACCAGACTCGCATCACGAAGTGCCTGCATCTGCTGGGTGGTGAAGTTCGCCGCCATGTTCGAACCCTGGCGGTTGGACACCAGATTGTTCATGAAAGCGATGATCTCGGAGTCAGACTTGGCGCCGGACTTGGCGGCGGCCGCCGCGCCGTACTTCATTAGCCAGCCCGCCGGATCCTCGCGCAGCATCTTCTCGTCGACGATGTTCTTCAGGGCCGTCGATTTGATTTGCTTCCCGCCAACGCTGCCGCTGCGGACCTCGGTAAGGTCGGCCAACCCGGCATCCGCGAGTGCCGCCATGGTCTTCTTCGGCGTGCGGCCAGCAATCAGGTTCTGGTACAGCGACATTACAGCCGTACCGGTACGCGCGCCGCCCTGCTCCTGCATGAGGGTGGCCATGTTCATGATGCCCTGATCGCTCAGGCCCTTGAACGCCGCACCGCCGGTCTTGGCGAACTGCTCGAGGTCGCCAAAGTCGATGGCGCCACCAGAACCGGTCACCATCCGCTGGGCAAGATCCAGACCGCGCAAGAAGTCTTCCTTGCTGTTGGTCAGGCCCCGCATGTCGTTGAAGCGCATGACGGAGCGCGCCGCGCCCTCATCAATCGCCCCGATCTTGCCCCCGAATAGGCCGCTATTCGCCGCATTAAGTGCGGCGATTGTCGGAGCAACCTGCTTGGCGACGTCCAGGGAGCCGAACATGCCGACCGACTCGCGCAGCGTTTCCATCAGCGCCGCGCTCGATGCGCCGAATACCTTGGTGCCCCGCGCGAACTTGTCCGCGTCCTTGTTGACCGCGTCGCCCAGGTTCAGGGTTTTGAAGCGCGTCTCGGCGAGCTGATATTCCTTGGCGGAGTCGTAGAGCTGTTTGGTGACATAGGCGCCGGCCATGCCGCCAGCCACCGGCGCCAGCATCCCGCCCGGGATGCCCATGCCGATCGCCCCGACGCCAAAGCCGCCCGGGCCGACATGGACGTTTCCGCCGTGCCCGCCGAAGCCACCGCCGCCGGCGCCCGCCCGCCCGGGATAGCGCGGGCGCATGGGCAACGGCACGACGCCGCCTGGTGGGGGAAGCCCAGGCCGACCGCCTCCGGGACCACGTCCACCGAGGCCCGCGCCCATAGCCCCCATCGCCGCCGAGCGCGAGGCGGCGACGCTCGCCGCGTGGACGGCGTTGATGTTCCGTGCGAGTTGGGCGGCCTCCAGATTGGCCTTCCCCATATTCGTCGCCAGCGTCGCATTCGCGCGCGAGACGCTACGGATGCCGACCGCGTGCTTCTCGATGGCCGACAGATGCCGATTGACGTTGGCGGCGAGCACATCGACCTTGCGGAACTCAGTGGCCAGCTTCAGCAGGGCCGGTCCGATCATGTCGTGCAGGACCAGAGTGGCGCCGATCTTATATGCGTCGAACATGGTGACCTATACTTGTCATTCCGGAGCCAATTTCGACCCCATGCGAACCCTGAAATACCGAGTCCATGAGTGGATGGCGGACCACATTTCGTCCGTCCAGTACCCGCCGCCGCTGCCAGCCCAAGATGTCGAGGAAACCGACAAGATCCGGCTGGACCGGCGCGTGCGCCGCGTTTTCTGGACGCTGGCGGCGATCTGGGTGTTCGGGTCGCTCGGCGCCGGGGCGCTTTCCGCCCTATTTGAGCCCGCGCGCGCGCCAGTTCCGGCCAGCCAGCCAGGCGGCGACGCCCAAGGCAAACCGCGCCTTCATGTTCTCGGCGCCCCGGATAGCCGCTGGGCCTAGCACCGCACGGGGCGGGTTGTTGCCCTGCCCCAGCTCGTGCCAGAGCATCTTTTCGTCGGTTGACCCGACCACCGCTTCGTTTCCCGACACGGTCCGGCTGATGCTTCTTCGCATCTCGCCGGTCCGCTCCAGAGGCGCATTCAGCTTGTAGCCAAGCCGGCTCTTCTCTTTCTCGGTTTCATCCGTCAGCGGGTCCCATTTCGCAAAGGGACCGACTGCCGGCTGGTAGTGGCCGATCTCCGCTTTGGCAATCTTCTCGATCTCCGCGGCGCCCTGCTCGGTCATGTGGTGCGTGACGGCTGGGGCGGCGGCGGCCAACTTGGTCAGGTGATTGGCAAAATCGCTCAGGCTGCGGAAGTTCTTCATGGCCTCGGTGGATCCTTGAATGCGAGGGCATTCCAGTCAAACTCGGCCCCCTCGTGCTCGCTCATGACCACCGCGGCCGCGAAGCGCATGTGCTCTGGCATGGCGAAAGCGACGTCAAAGGGGACGTTGTTCTTCACCAGCCAGAGCGCGCGGCGGAACTCCGCAGCCTGCGCTAGTTTTTTGCCGATTCGATCGAAGCCTTCGCCGCCGCCTCGTTGTGCTTGTAGATGCCGGTCTGGATGGCAGTGAAGCCGTCCTCGTCCAGGCGCTGGATCATCGCTTCAATCTCCAGCTTCGTCGTCGGCAGATTGACCGGCTCGCCGTCGATTGCCGTCAGCCACATCAGCGGCATGCACATCGCACGGTAGGCTCCGTTTTCGGCAGCTTCCGGGCCCATGGCCTCGGTCAGCCGGAACTGCGACAGCAGCGCCGGCTTCTTCATGGTCAGCGTCCGCCCCCGGGCGTCCTTCTCATCGAAGGTGGCATTAGCTGCGGCGATGATCTGGGCGGAAGCCGTCGTGCCGGATTCGGTAATGGTGACTTTGGTCATAGCCTTTAGGAAACGACGCGACGGCGGGTCGCGGTAAAGCTGAGGGAGAGCGCGATCGACGCATCGCCGACCACGTCGCCGGCGTTCTCGAGCGTCAGCATCACGCCGTCGTAGCGGAACTGGGAGATCGCCCCGTTGGGTTCCTGGACCGTCTCGAAGATCTGCGCCGGAACCTCGGTCAGGCCGGAGTAGTAGTTGTCTTCGAGGGTGCCGAAGTAGCGGTCGATTTCGGGGCCATTGCGCTTTGCCTGGAGCGAGCCCGACCAGCCATCAAAGAAGCGCAGCGTTTCGGTGATGCCGTCGATCCGTTTCACCCGCTCGACGGTGGCGTCTTGCTTGCGGGTGAAGTTGGTGATCTTGGGAATCGACAGCGGGCCGGTGGACGTTTGCAGTACCAGCGTGACGTCGCGCCCGACGGAATAGCCATTTTGTGGCATGGATTTCTCCTGAAAGACGTGGGCCCGGCGCTCTGCCGGGCGTCTCGTTGGTTACTGCGCGGTGGTCGACGACCGCACGACCGTGGCCTGCGAGCCCTCGACGTTGACGAGGAACTTTTCGATGACCGACAGGTAGATCACCTTCACGTCCGCCTGCATGTAGCCGAGCGCGACGCGGTTGATCGGGTTGTTGGCGGCATCGATCTGCACCGAGAACGCCGGACCGCCGTTGACGGCGCCGATCATCCCTTGCTGCTCCATCGAGGAGAGGAAGCTCGAAAGCGTCGCCGACGCCTGCTGGCGCTTGGAAACCGACTGCAACTGGCCGACGTACTTGCCCATGCCAGCGTTGATCGTGCTGGCGATGTAGTTCGTCATCCGGGTGTAGTTGTCCCCGTAGGTCAGCGAGTTGGAACTCGTGTTGTGACCGATCCGGCAGCCGAAGTAGTTGCCGCCCGGCACCGGGTTCGTGATGACGTCGTACCCTGCCTGAGCCAGCGCCTGCAGTTCCGCCGAGCTGTACGTCTGGTTGGCGTAGGACTTCTGGGTGCCGACCACGCCGAAAAGCTGCTTGTTGAGGCTGCTTTGCTCGGGCGAGAGGTTGGCCAGGAGGCCCGCCACGAATCCCTGCGGCGAAATCAGGCGCGTCACGCCGTTGGCCGTGTCCAGGAACCACACCCAGTCGCCAAACATCCACTTGAACGCGTAGGTGTCGATGCCAGCCGTCGCCTTCACGGTCACCGCATTGGCAATCGTGTCGCCGGCCGGCCCCGTGCCGATCATGTAGATGCCCTCGGACAGGCCGAATGCCGACTGCGTCGTGAACGTCGTGGTGTCGTCGCAGTCCGCCAGCATGGCGATCGAGACACCTTGATTGCGCAGCGCGTACATGCCCTTGCGCGGCACGGTGTCCTGGCCGACCAGTACGGTGCCGGTGATGGTCGCGGCGCCATCGGTACCGCCGGTGAGCGTGAAGCTGGCGGCGGTCGGAGCGGCTACGCCCGCGCCGGCGGTCGCCGTGATGATCTGGGACGCCCCGCGCTGGATGCTGTTGCCGTTGTTGATCGCGGCGGCGATGGCCACCCACAGGGCGTTACCGGTGAGGCCGGCGCCGATGTTGTCGAAGACCTCGGGTGCCAGGGTCGGACCGGCGACGGTCACCTTCCAGGTGTTGGCGGCAGAGCCGGCTGCGAGCGACACGACGATCGTGTTGCCCAGCGTGCCGGTGTACTTGCCGGTCAGCGTCAAGCAGTTGGTCTGCACTGAGGCGGTGGCGGCGACGTCGGTGCCGTCGGAGACGCGCACGCAACGGAAGTTGTTCGCCCCGTTGATCACGGCAGCGGCAACGGCCGTGCCCATGTCGTACTTGCGGTTCATGACCGAGCCGAACGTGCGCGCGTAGGCAGCCATGTCGCCAATGATGGTCGCCGAGTTCGTCGGGCCCCATTGGGCAGTACCCACAACGCCCAGAATGTTGGTCGGCACGCCATTGAGCAGCGTCACCTGCGGCGGGACGATCTGGACGTAGAGATCGGGAACGATGAGGGCCGTCGTATTGATGCTGCCCTGCTGGACAATCGGCATTTGCGCCTCCGGAAACGAAAAAGGCCGCCCGGAGGCAGCCCAAAAATGAACAAAGCCGCCCGAAGGCGGCAGATCTCGTGGTTACTTCTTCGTCGGAGGCGGGTCCGTCGCGACCTTGGTCACGTATGCGGCCTGTTCACAGGCCAGCACCGCAGCGACTTCCTTTTCGTCGGTGATCTCGTCCCCGACTTGGTGGCCGCCGAAGGGCGTGGTGACAATCAGCTTCATGGTTCACTCCACAATGGTTGCGATCGGGAACTGCGCTTCGAGAGACGGGCCGGCGCTGACGTTGGTCTCGGTGACCGTAATCTGCGCATCCGTGCGCGTCTGCGTCGTCGAAAACTCGACGGCGTAGATCAGGTCGCGCCGGTAGACGCTTTCCTTCTGGCCGCTGTCGTCCTGGTGGCTGGCCTTGTAGCGAAGGTCAGCCAACATTCCGTCAGGCAGCGCCAGATGGAACGTCCCGGACAGCGCCGCGTCGAGCGCATCGGCCAGCGGCTCGCGCGCGTCAAAGCAGTTCGCCCAAACGGTGATCTGGAAATAGCGTTCTTGCCGGCGCAGTTCCCGTAGGCTCGTGCCAGCCCCGCCGACACGCGGCGAGATGGCTTTTGCGCCCGGGATCGTCGCGACCGCACCGGCGGACGTGGCCGGCTGGTCAACCGCCACCAGAGCGGCGAGCGCGGTGGCGATTGAGGTCAGCGTGTCCCCGGCCTGTACGCCGTACACGTAGCCTTTGCCGTCCACCACTAGTGCTGCGTTCTGCGGCGTGCTGACCGCTCCCCCTACCGTCACAGCCTGGCCCGCCAGGGTGAGCGTCAGCGTGTTGGTCGGCGCCGTCATCTCCCGCCAGTCAGAAACCGCCGTGTCGACCACCTTCTCCGTGGTCGGGAACACCGAGACATGCGCCTTGCCGTCCTTCAGGTCAGCCATCAGGACGGTTGTCGTCGGCCATCCGCCGTAGACCTTGACAGGCTTCCCGGTGATGGACGGCTGGCCGGTCCCGTGCGGGTAGATGATCTGGGCGATGAGCGCGACCAGCGCATTGGATACATCAGCTAGGCCGGCCATTACGCGTGCACCTCGGTTAGATCGAGCCGCCACATCTGTTCAGAGCGCTCGGCCCCGCCGACGCTGAAGCGCCGGCCGAGGTCATCGATCACGATGTCCCCGGAAGCGATAACGATCGGCACGCTGACCGGCAGCCAGATCCGGAAGCCGTGTTCATCGCCGGATGCCGGCAGCTCGGCGTGTGTTCGGGTCTTGCCGCCAAACAGTTCCGCGCATGGCCAGCCGCCGACGCCGCCCGGCGAGCCAATGACGTATTCGTCGTCGCCAGCACAGACCCCGGAATAGCCGACATTGCCCACCGCGTCACTGGCCGGCGGCCGCGTCACCCAGATCCGCCGGTTGCATTCGATGGTCAAGATCGGCAGTTGGTCCTGCATGCCGCCCACGAAGTAGACGCTCGACCCGCGGACCAGGTAGTCCCCGATCTGGGTCTCCCGACCATCGATCAGGCAGTACCAGTAGGGCTTCTCGGGCAATCCGGGCCGTGTGAACGACCATTCCTGCGCCGAAAACGCCGCATTCAGGCTCGCGACCTTGGCGGTCAGCGGATCGGCAGCAGTCGCTGGCCGGTAGACGTCGTAGACGTAGCCGATCCGCTTGGCGGCCTTGGCGTAGCCAGCGTAGATCTTGCCCTGTAGCTTGGCGGCGTCCATTTCACGATCGTCCGACGCACACACCGCCAGGGCCCAGCCCCTCACCAGGCGGTATCCCGATGAAGGAGCAAAGCTGGCGGCGCTGCTGGTTGTAAAGCTTGGTCCGATCCCGGACTTCATTGCGGTTGTGCTTCCACACGGCCGCTTCGTCGGTATCGAGGTTCTCGCTGGCGTCCGTAATGGCCTTCTCAAGCGTGGCCAGCGTGGTCAGGAAGTTCGCGAGGACCGTTTCCTCGTCCGGCCGAAGGTTGCGCAGGCGGTGATCCAGCGTCTGCCACAGGGCCGGCGCGACCCAACCCCATGCGAGGTCTCGGTAGTCGTCCACCGCAGTGTCGCCAACCAGCGAGTACCCGGCGTAGCGCCGAACATCCACCATCTGCGCATCCGTCAGCATGGATTACCCCTCGATCGAGGCGTCCAGCAGGGCCTGGAGGTCCGCCTTCTTGGCGTCGGTGGGGAATTCGATCCCCTTTTCGGTCAGCGCGGCTCGCAGATCAGCGATGCCGGGCACCTTGTCCGCCTTCTTGGCGTCGGCGTCGAACCTCTTGTGCACGCTTTCGTCGAAGTCTTCCTCGTTGATCAGCACGAAATCGCCCTGATCCTCGCCCCACGGCTGTACTTTGATGGTCTTCATCTTTCCTCCAGTGTGTCGGACAGCCCCGGGGCCGAAGCCCCGGGACAGACGGGCGATTAGCCCAGCAGCAGCGCGATGTGCTCGCGCTTGAGCGCCGCCACACCCCATGCGAGGGCGATTTCGTACTGCATCTGGCGGTACTGGGCGTACAGCGACACCTCGAACGACAGGCCGCTCACCGGATCGGTGATGATCTGGCGGTCCACAGCGCTGTCGCCGCCCTTCGGCAGTGCCGGGGCACGGGTGGCGAGGGCGATCGCCGAACGGGCGAAGGCCATGTTGCGGGCCGACGCCGCCACGAGGGTGATTGCGGTCGCCGACGCCGGGATTGCCTTGCGCAGGCCGGGAGCGGCCAGCGTGATCGTCCCGCCGTTCGAAACGTCCGCGTCGCCCGCCGCGATCAGGTACTTGTTCGTGTCGCCAGCGAACGAGATCACGTCACCGGTCACAACCGTTCCGGTGCCAGCCGAGGCGAGGGTGATCACAGTCGCGCCCACGGCGTAGCCGGCCGCGTTGGTCGTTGCGGCTGCGCCGGTGCCGGCCGTTGCGGTCTTGATCTGCGCCGACTCCCGGAGGGCGAAGCCGTGCACATCCAGCAGGACGCCACGACGCAGCAGGCTGGTGTCAGCAGCCTCGTTTGCCTTGGTCAGTTGGGTCAGCGTACGCATGTTGGCGCCGGCCGAGGTGTCGAAGACGCACTGCAGGTCGCTCATCGGAGCGCCGTTGTCCGCCAGGATCTTGCGAACCTGGGCGGTGTCCGACAGATTCGTTGCGAACGGGGTGGTGCCGGCGGTCCCGTAGGCGCGGGACGCGAACACGTGCAGGGCGGCCAGGTCGGCTTCGACCTCGTTCACCAGCGTGCGCATGCCTTGGGCGAACTGGTCTCGGAGGATGACGTTGAAGCTGGCGCCATTGTTGTCCAGCCCCTTCTTTTCCTCTCCGTTCCAGCGGATCGGCACGCGGCGGGACTTCGTGATGGTCATCGAGGTGGTGCCGATGGTCTGGTCACCGTCATTCGGCGGAGTCACGGCCGGCGCGATGTCCGATGCCGTCGCCACCGGCGCGACCGGCGAGGTGACGGTCTGGCCGACCGCCGCGCGTTCGTAGGTCATGTCGGACGACACCGCGGGGATCAGGCCCACCAGTTCACGCGAGACGACGTCCAGCGCGTTGTAGATGGTCGGGATCAGGCCCGTCAGGGTGTTGGCCGCGGCCACGCCGTACTGGGTGGGGCGCGTCACCACCTCCTGCATCAGTTCGAACATGCGGCCGGCGACCTTCGCCACGGTGGCCATGGGGTACAGGGCGACGACGAATGCCACCGCTGCCAGCGCGAACACGCGCAGCTTCGAGAAAGTGCTCTTCATTTGGGTAGACCCTCAAAAGAAAACGGCCGCTCGAGGCGGCCTTGGATTGCTTGGGCGGACGTTTTAGTCCGTGAATGTCACGTTGGGATCTCGCGCGTACTTGGCCTGTTCGACCGGGTCCAGCGCAGAGAACTGCTCACGCGAAAGCGTGCGCTTGCCGCCATTGCCACCATTTCCGCCGCCTTGCGCCCCGCCGCCGTTGGCACCCGTCCCTTTCAGGATGTGCGCCTTGTGGGGGTACGAATCGACCATGATCTCGATCGCTTCCTCGGCGTTGGCGAGTTCGCCATGCCTGGTGCGCGAGTAGACCTTGCCGCCGTTCGCGTCGTAGGCAACGACCTTGCCGTCCTCGACCTTGAACCGGCTCGCGAAGAGCGCTTGAGCGATCTCCACGCCGGCCGGGCCTTCGGCGGCAAATTTTTCGGCGATGAACTTGGAGCGAGAGAACGCGCCACCGATGAGGTGGTCGTTCAGTTGAGCCTCAAGGTCGCCGGCCTTCTTCACGACGGGGGCGTACTTTTCCTCCACCGACTTGATCGCTTCGGCCTTCACCCGCTCGACTTCACCGGCGTCCACCAGCTTTTTGTCGTCCAGGTTCTTCACCGTGTTCAGCGCCTTGATGGCCGCTGCCGGGTCGGTGATGCCTTCGAAGGTTTTCAGTGCGCCTTCAGCCTTCTCCGCGCGCTCACGGTGCCCCTTCGCCTCGCCATTGAGGCGAGAGATGGTCGCTACCGTGCTGTCACCGTCGAAAGGCGCTTCTTTGCCCTCAGCGTTGACGAAAATGGGGAGTTTCTGGCCGTTGACTTCCTGAACTGCGATGTTGCCGTCGGCGTCGTACTTGAATGGCATGTTGGCTTTCCTCGGGCATCCGCCCTTGATTGCTATACGGCATCCGCCGCGTTGCGCCCCGCAGCGTCCGCTGCGCAGGCAAAGAAAAAGGCCGCAGGGTTTAGGCTGCGGCCGGGTTGCTCGGTTTGGCGACTGGCGCCTGCTTCGGCGCGTTCTGCTTGATCCGCGCCTTCTCTTCGTCCCACTTGCGCTCGGGGCTGATCACCCCGCGGCGCTGCGCCTCGTCGAACAGCGTCTCATCCGAGAGCGTTCCGGCGACGTTCATTTCAAACAGCAGTTCGAGCGATGCCTCAGCCAGCGAGGTGACCCCGAAGTCTTTGAAGAGTTGGACGTGACCACCGGTCGACTCGCGCACCCACTCAGCCATAAGCTGTAGTGCGGCATCGATGGCGTCTTCCTGATCCTCGGTGATCCGCTGCAGCGCGCACATGGCGGGCTCGTTGTCGGCCTCGGTCTGCGTGATCGTCGTGTTGCCGGGCTTGATCACGAGCAATTCCGCGCCGATCTGGCGCATCATGTGTTCGAGATCCTGCAGAGACAACCGGCCGGCCTCGATGGCCTTCCCGGTGTGCTCGACGTACTTCAGGTCACCATGCTCGTCACTGCTGGTGACGGCGGACGAAGCCCCTACCACCAGCTTGGCGTTCCCGTCTTCGTCGACGTCCAGGTTCCTGGCGAACAAGATCGGCACTCGGGCGACGTGCAGAATGGTCTGCTGGTCGCTTTTCGACTGCCAGTGCTCGACGTTCATGTGCGCAAGTTCGAGCAGCGGCGGCGTGCCTGTCATGAATCCCGTGCGCTTGCCGTAGACGGGCACAAATGGGATCTTCTTGAGCGTCGTGACGCCCTCGGCGCGCTTCTGCCACTCTTTGCGGCCCTCGCCAGTCTCCACCTCGCGCCAGATCTCCCACTTCCCCGGGGTAAGCACACGGACCTGCTCGATTTCCTTCTCGTGAAACTCGCCGTCCGGCTCGACCGCGCACTCCAGCAAGCGGAGCTGCGTCAGCGTCTCGACGCCATTGATGCGCTCCGACTTCCACCCAAGGACGTTTCCGTACTTGATCTGCACGAAGTACGGCCTGGCACCGACCTTTTCCTCGTCCGCCATGGTCTTCACGCCTTCGACGCGCGGGAAGTCCACGAGAATCCCCGCGATACCGTCAGCGAGCGCGTCCGTGAACGAGGCGGCAGCAAAGGTATGCAAGTTCCGGCCCTGGAGGTCGATGTTGTCGCACCACGTCTTGAGGCGCGCAGGCACGTCGTCCCCGATGGTGATCGGCTTCGAAAACGGCTTGCCGGACAGCACCTCGACCGTACGCGCAAACGCCGGGAACAGCGTCGCCGTGGCGAGGCGGCTGGCGTAGGCGTCGGCTGTCTCGTTCGGCCATTGGGGCAGCCGAGTCTTGCCAGCCGCCCGCATGGCAGAGGTTCCGCCCAGCAGATCGGCGATAAGCGGCCAGTTCGCGGCCATCTTCTCGGCCGCCTTCGAGCGAGTGCGGACGTTTGGCTGCTGATCCATGTGGTTCGCTTACATAGTGAGTGGTGTAACGCGCGTCTGGCGCTTCACAATCGGCCACATCTTCACCAGCGGGTATCCGCCGGCGTCGTTCACGTGGTCATGGCCGGTCGTCTTGTCCGGCTCGCCGTTCTTGTCGTACGGCTGCTGCTCGAGCGCCTCGGTGAAGACTGGGCAGAGGTGCGTATTGACCTTCAGCCGCCGCTCACCCTTGTCATTCAGGATGAGTGCATTCACGGCGTTGAGCCTGTCCTTCACGGCCGGGTTCGTCGAATTGACGTTAATCAGGAAGCCATTCGACTTCAGGATTGACAGGTCCGACTCCGACGCGCTCTTGCTGCTGGTGTTCTGTCCGCTGGCATCGGGGTAGACCGTCACCGTATGGCCCTTGTCCTTGAACCGCTCTTTCAGCATCCTGGACATTTCCGGGGTGTCGCGCACGCCGGTCAGCTCCCCAACCGCGCGCGGCTCGCCGTTGCGGACCACGAAGATCACGGCCGCCATCTTCAGCACGTTGAAATCCATCCCGACGTGGAGCGGTTCGCCCTCGCCCATCACCTCGTCGGTGTGGTTGAGGCGGCGATCAAAGTTCGGGTAGACGTTCCCACTGGCCAGGTTGACGAACTTGCCTTCGAGGTACGCGTCGATCAGCTGGGGCGGGTAACTCGCGCGTAGGCTGTCGATGTAGTCCGGCGGCAGAAATGGATTCGTCCGCGTCGGCGCTTGGACCATCACGTAGCCCGGCTTTGGCTCCTTCGCCCACGTCTTGTAGACGAAGCGGAAGCCTTCCGGTGTCGTGTAGACCGAGACGCGGTTGTATGGCGCTGTCACGCCCTTGGGCCGCTGCCGATTCCGCGCGATCACCTTCTGCCATGCCAGCCGGGCGTGGTCCTCCTTCAGCGTGTCGATCTCGTCGACATGCGCGCGGTAGGTCTCATACCCAACGATTCGGGCCGGATTATCCAGCGTCCGCAGCACGAAGTCGGCACAGCCGCCAGAGCTGCAGTAGATGATGTTTTCCTGCTTGTTGTATCGGTACCGCACGCCGAAGTCGGTCAGCTTCTCTTCCATCCGGGGAGCGAGAATCAGCCGCACTAGGTCATACGTGGGCTCATACAGGCCAATGAGGCCGGTAGGAGCCTCCAGCGCATCGCGCAACGCGCAATTTGCAAGCGTCTCGGTCTTTCCGGTACCGAATCCCCCAACTAGCGCGGGATATTTCGCGTCAAGCTGGAAGAACTCAGCCTGAGGCTCCGTCATCGTCATTCTTACGGTTCGCACTCACGACCTCGATCTCAATGCGCCCCACGGGCGGGGGCGGCGTCGGGTTCTCCGACTCCCTCAGATCCTTGCGCGCCAACTCCAGCTTCCGGATCAGGTCGATCTGCCTCACGATCAGGTCGCCATAGTCGGGCGCGGCGGCCTTGATCTCCTTTTTGTCGTACGGAAGCATCTCTTCGGCGGCCTTGTCATAGGCCAATCCGGTCTTCCGAACGATCTCCAGCGCGCCGTCGACCATTTCCATCAGATCAAGCGAGCCGGCCAGCCGTACATAGCGGTGCAGCTTCACCCGGGCAAGCCGGATCTCATCGTCCAGGCTGCCGACCTCCGCGCGCTGGTAGAGCACCAGCTCTTCAGGCGTCAGCGCGTCAGAGTAAAAGCCGTGCTTCAGTGCGTTGGTGTTCTGCTTCGGGGCTCCGCTGTCCTTGCCACCGTGCATTCGGCAGCGACCATTCGGCATTGCCTGAGCCTGGCATGGCTGGCCGCTGCGGGTCTTGGCTCCGCAACGTGCCATAGGGATGCCTCACAGGGATTGCATGGGGTTGTTTCGTCGTTTGAGCATGCCGAATCACTTCCCACCGGTTTCGAATGTGGCCGCATGCCGAGCCAGAGCGTTATGCGCGTCCACCCGGTCATACAGGGCATCGGACGCCCCGGGCAGCGCGTGCGCTTGCCCCGTGTGGCGGTTCAGGACGATCCCGGGCGTGTCCAGCAGGACGGCGCGCGCAATGCGAAGTGCTTCGGGCAGGTCCATCGCTTCAGCCGTCATTGTCCGGCCACATGGGCACGCACCAGACGCCGAACCACATCCACAGCATCACGGGAGCCCACATAGCCGCACCTTCAAATAGAAAACCCGCCGAAGCGGGAAAGCTCGCCTTTCGGGCAAGCCGGGAGGAGACAACTGGTTGCGGGAGACGGAATCGAACCGCCGACCTATGGGTTATGAGCCCATCGCTGCTACCGCTGAGCTACCCCGCAAATCGGTACACAAAAAAGATTACGAAAGTTCTTGTGTTGGTAATCGTTTTTGATTACCATTCATACATCGCAACAAACAACGGAGGTGCGGTGAAGCAAAGTGAGTTTGTCCGGTGGCTGGCTGAACAAGGCGCGAGTTTCAAGCAGGGCAAGAAACACCTGAAAGTGCAACTGAACGGCAAGACATCGGTGGTGCCAAGACATGCGGCGGAGTTGAAGACCGGAACAGTCGAGGCGATCAAAAAACAACTGAACTTGAAGTGAGGGCGGCCCCGAAAGGGGCTGTCCCACTCGCTCACCGCACACCAGAAACTGAGGAATCAGACCATGCAATATCCGGCACTATTTGAACCGGCTTCCGAAGGCGGCTTCGTCGTGACCTTCCGCGACATCCCCGAGGCGATCACTCAAGGGGAAACCGAAGAGGAGGCGCACGATATGGCCGCCGACGCGCTTCTAACGGCAATGGACTTCTACTTCGAGGGGCAGCGCACCGTTCCGGCACCGTCCAAAGCACGCAAGGGCGAGCGCCTCGTGGCACTTCCCACCAGCGTTGCCGCTAAGGTGTTGCTCTTGAACGAGATGATCGTTCAGGGGGTCCGCCCTATCGACCTGGCCGAGCGCCTTGGCACAACGAAGCAAGAGGTAAATCGCCTTATCGACCTGGAGCACACCACGAAGATCGACCGCATTGCTGACGCGCTGCGGGCGCTGGGCAAGCATCTGGATGTCGTAGCGGCTTAGTGCATGGAGCGGGCGGCCGGGATCGAACCGGCGTGAACAGCATGGAAGGCTGCCGCCTAGCCACTCGGCCAAGCCCGCGTAATGGTTGAGGGGCGGTGCGCCACGCCGCTATTCCCTAACTGCCGAGCTATATGGGGGCAGCCGGGCCATCGACTTCTGCTTTCCCTCAGGCATCGTGACTACGAGCAGCCCCTACCGCCCGCCCGGAAGATGACGGTGCAATCACGATGCCTGAGAGTTGAGGGCCCACGTCAGTGGGACATGTCACGGGCTATGCCCTAGAAGCCCTCACGGCTGGCGGCTATCCCCATACACCGCATGCGCGGCCGGCTGGCGCTCGGGGGACGGGCTTTGCCTCAGCAGGGCCTTTCGGACACCTGACCGCACGAAGCCGCCATGCGTGAGGGCCCCGGCGCGCTGGCGGTCTAGCCGCACCTCGCATCCGGGTAAGTGGTATCCCTCAGGGGAAGGCAGACAAGCCGTAGGCGGCAATTCGCCCGCTTATCCCAGCCCGGCCGGCGCTCTTCCGCCTTCCCCTCAGGGCCCTTGCCGTGTGAGTCGTAAAGACCACATTCGAAATGGGTGTTTGTCTTTTGCTAATCATTGCGCTATAGTTCGCGCAAACAGCATATACATTAGCACGACGCTACCGAATCACCCGACAAGGAGAACACCTCATGACCGATCAACAACTCTCACCCGCATGCGCCAGAAGACCGACGGCGCGCGAGGGCAGGAAAAGAAGAGCTTGCGCGCGGCCCCAAGTTTTCCTGGCGCACGGGCCGCGCGCAGTCTGAGGGAGCCCGGGGGTGACCCCGCGCCAGATCGAAGCAATAACGACAAGAAGCCCCACACCTTTGTGGGGCTTCGTGCTTTTGGAGTGCGCGTAGAATCGTCCGGGCGCCCTGGCCCGACATTACGCCCTGCTAGAAACGCCAAGAGCCCGGCAAGTGCGGGCTCTCGTGGGGCAGTTTCATAGTCTTCTGAGCGACAGGTCGCTAAACTAGCGGCATATTAGCAAACTTGGCGCACATGGTCAAACGTTTTGCATATGCGTTAGCTTGATGGGCGAAGAAAAAGGCGGTTCAGCGCCAGATCCAGTCTCCGAACTTGGTTAGAGGCTTCGACCAGGTCCTCAGCATAGGCGCCCATCACCTTATGCTGCGGCTTCCCGTCGGCCAGTTGGTAAGTCAGCACGACGCCGCTTACCTTCCCTTCCCGGTAATCCCGAACAAATTGCTCGAGGGCGGCTACGTCCTCGGCGTTATTGACCACGTTGTCGTTTCTTTTGGTTTCCATCGTCCTCGAGGGTAATCACCCGTCCCTTTGATTGCGGTTGGTTTGCGTCCTTTACATTCCATGCCATCCCCTCGTCCAGCTTGATATCGAGAATCTCGGCTATCGCGCGCAACTTCGACGGGGGGATGGTGAGGAGCCTATCGTAGATAAGCCGGGCGAGCATCATGTCGCTTTCGTCCGTGTGCGGCTCGTCGAGCCAGCCATAGGGTTTCCCCATGGCGTGCTCAAGGCGACGGGCCATCTCATCCCCTATCGAGCGGACAGCGGAGTTCCCAACACACTGGGACAGGTACGACTGAGACGTGTCCACCTTGCGCGCGAGTGCCGTCAGGCTGCCGATCTCGCGCTCAAGTAGGCGCACGTTCAGTTTGCGGATGGTTTTGATGTCCATTTCGCTATTGTATGGCGCCCGCGAACGGTGTCAATGTGTGTTCGTCTGGATAACCCATTATCTCTGCTAAACTGTTAGCACACAACGACACGTGAAAGGACCACGTCATGAACCTCCGAGAATGGCTGGAAGCCACGAGTATCAACGGTTCCAACATCACCTCCGGCGAGAGAGAGCGACGGAAGGCGGAGAGAGCTGCCGTGCTCAAACGAGCCGATACCAGCATGAACACGCTGCGCAACGCCCACAGCCGCGGCAACATGGGCCGGGACCTGGCAACGCGGATGGAATCCGCTACCAAGGGCACCAGCGCCGAATTCAAGCTGCTCGACCAGATGCCGGAGTTGCGAGAAACCGAGGCGGCGTAACAGCCCCAGCGACGCATGCACATGCATATGCGTCGTTTTCTCGCACTTCACGATCAAACGGGCAGGCGGTGGCCACCGCCGCGCGGGCTTGCCTCCGGCCCGCGCGCGCCCGACCTATTCGCAGAATGAGGCATGGAGCAGTGCATGAAACCAGTCACCAGTGACCCGAGCCCTAGAGACGGCACGCCGGCAGTTGCCCGGAGGGTCAAATGAACTATTACCCCTTCCACATTGGCGATTTCCGCTCGGGTACGGTCAACATGAGTCGCCTGTCCCGGTGGATTTACCGGGACATGCTCGACGTCTACTACGACACCGAGGAGCCCCTGCCGTCGGATTTCGATCTTCTCTGCGACCAGATCGGCGTTGAAGTAGAAGACGAACGCCGCATCGTGGAGCGCCTGCTTCGGCTGAAGTTCCTCAAAGGCGAGGACGGGTACCGCAATGAGACCTGTGATCGGGTAATCGCGGAGTACCGCGCCCGCGCCGAGACAGCGAAAGCGAATGGCAAGCTGGGCGGAAGACCTAGGAAGCAATCCGATACCGAGGATAAACCCAGTGGGTTTCAATCTGGTTCCGAGCGGGATACGGCTGGCAACCCAGATGAAACCCGATCGAAAGCTAACCAAGAACCAATAACCAATAACCAAAAGCCAAAAGAAAAAAAGACACCCGCCCCACCGCTGCGCGGCGCGGCTGGCGCTGACGCGCCGGGATCATCCCTGGTTCTCGATGGTGGATCGACCACCAACCGGGACGTGGCTAGTCCCGTAGGGGTGGTGTTTGCCCATTGGCAGGAGGTCATGGGCTCACCAAGATCCAAACTGGATTCCAAGCGCGAGAGGGTCATCAAGGCCGCCGTCAAAGCCGGTTATTCCGTGGATGACATGTGCAAGGCAATTGACGGCTGCGGCCTGTCTCCGTTCCACATGGGCCAAAACGACCAGCAGACGAAGTACAACGGCCTGGACGTGATTCTCCGCAGCGCCGACCAGATCGACAAGTTCATCGCCTTGGTTGATAGCCCGCCGGCCCCAACTGGCAAGGCCACGGCAGCCGGAAGTTTCACGCCACCCGACTGGACCGAGGCGGAAGGCACCGTCCGCGCGATGGGCGACCGCTGCAACGTCGCGCAGAAGGACGGCGAACACTACCTGACCTATCGCATCCGCGTCATCAAGGCGTCTGGAGATCAAGCCGCGATGGAGCGCGAAGTAAGCGCCGCCCAACGCCGGAACGAAGCGGAGTACGAGCGGACGTTCAAGTATTTCTACGGCGTGTTGCCGCAACCGTTGGGTGTGACCGAACAGCAGGCCAAAAAAATCTCGCACGCCGCTTCATTTTGACTACAATGCACATGCGTTAGCATTTTGCACACTCATTCCACATGCCGATCTGCCTGACCTGCCAACACTGCGACCTCCACACCGATACGGCAATGGCCCGTCTCGGGTACGGCCACTGTGCGCACGACAAACAGGCCGGCAAGTTCCGCCCGTTCGACCGCGAGATCGAATGCAAGCAGTTTGAGCGCCTCCCCGCCGACCGGGAAGAAGCCCGGCTGACGTGGGCTAACAATCGCCGCTGAGGCCGCCATGGCACAGAGCAAGCGTCCGCGCAAAGCATACCGGCCAAAGCCGATCAATCCGTCCGCACTGGTGGATGCCCTCGCGTCCCGTCAGCCGATGGAGCGAGGCAAGCAACAGGACGTGTCCATCGTCGCACACCAGGCGATGCGCGCGCTGGTCAGCGGCGAAGGAACGGAATTCGACGTCGAGCATCTTGCCGTCGCGACGAACCTTTCCATGCTGCTCACGGAGCTTGGTGTGGGTCGCGAATACCTGGCTGTGGCCATAGCGGGCCAGGAAGCGGTGGTTCGATGCCGCGCGCGGGCGGAGCGAACCGGCAAGTGGGGGCTCGACGGCCCGGCCATCGCAGCGATTGACCTCGCGCTCGAGCTTCACGACCAGCAGGTCGAGATCGCCACGCAAGCGCAGATGTCAGCCGCTATCCGCGAGATGCATCGCCGCCAGCAGAACCCGGAATACGTGATGAGAGTTGAAAACAAGAGGAGCCACGCATGACGTCCCCTATGTTGCGGGAAGCAGTCGCCGAAAAGGCCAGACGTGTCCGCCAGATCGAAATCGTCGACGCGCTGATCGCGCACGCCGGCCAGCAAATCACCCTAGACGAACTGGTGGAGCGCTTCGGATCCACCCCCAAGAAACTGTCGAAGATCGCCGACCGCGCGGCCGAATCGGCCCTGATCCGCAAGGGGCGCGATATTGCCGGCGCCGTCGTCTACTGGGCCCCTACCCTGAGCGAGCGCGAAGTCGAGCGCCACCGCCACCGGGGCGACATAAAGGGCTACGAAGAATACCTGTTCTCGCACTGGAAGCGGGCCGAGGGCGCACCTTTCCTGAGGTACGCATGAGAAAACGCGACGACTACAACGGCTACATGCGCGCGTACATGCAACGGCGCTACGAGGAACACCGGGAATTCGCGCTGTCCGTGCTCGGCAACCAGTGCGCCCGTTGCGGCTGGAAGCATGAGTTGGAGATCGCGAACAAGGACCCTCTTCAGCGATCGCAACTGACGAAGCGGCAGTGGAGCGCCTCCAAGGACGTGCTTCGCAAGGCTCTGAGCCATTGCGTGCTGCTTTGCCGCGCATGCAACCGGGAGCGCAAACGGCTCGCTCAACATAGGGAGGTGCCAGCATGAGCTACGCCCGCTGGAGCCATTCCAACTGGTACGCCTTCGACAACTGCAACGGCCTGTTCTCGCTTTGGTATGTGGGCGAAGACGACTATCGCGACTGGGACTACGACACCCTGCGCGAACAGCGCGACGCCGGCACCCTAGATCTGTGGCTGAAAGCAAAGTACCCCGATGCTAGCGAGGAAGACCATGCCGAGGCTGTCGCGATCATTGGCCGCGCACTGGAAGAGTCGCAATGACCCCATCTCACGACCAATTCAGCAAGCGCTTCGCCACCGTCCGCTTCGTCATGGGCCAAGCGTTCCAACAGCACTTCGTCGGGCATGGCCGCAAGCCTGACACCGCAGACCGGATCCTCCGCACTGCGGCGCGCGAGTTTAAACGCAAGGGCTTGGATGTCCGCCTGGACCCTAAGTCCGTGAAGTGGCTCGGCTGGGTCGGCAACTTCACCGGCCTGGAGATCATCGCCCACATCGATGGCGTCGAGCAGAAGATCGTCATGGACACGGCCATCGCGGCGCGGCGGATGCGGGGTGAGGTATGACGACGATCCTAGCCATCGACCCCGGCACGACGGAAAGCGGCTGGTGCCTGTACCACACGGAGCGCGGGATTGTTGGCTCCGGCGTGAAGCCGAACGATCTGATGCTGGAAGAGATCCGATATCAGCCTGTCGACCATCTGGCAATCGAAATGATTGCCTCATACGGGATGGCGGTGGGTAAGGAGGTCTTCGAAACATGCGTTTGGATTGGCCGAATGATCGAGACATTCCGCGCGCCCAGCACTGTGCATTTGGTCTACCGCCGCGACGTGAAGCTGCACCTATGCGGAAACCCGCGCGCGAAGGACGCAAACATCCGTGTCGCGCTGATCGACCTGATTGGGCCGCAGGGCACTAAGAAGCAGCCGGGGCCTACCTACGGCGTCAAGTCGCACGCGTGGGCGGCGCTTGGCGTGGCTGTCACGGCGGCGCATCAAATAAAGGGGGAGGGAGCATGACCCAACAAATCGAAACACACCCGGTCCAATCGACGCACCCCGTTACCCGTGCGCCCAAGGTCGTCACCATGCGCGCTTACGAAGTCTACTGCCACGTCTACCGGCCGCAGGAAGCAATGGTCACGGGCGGCTGTCGTGGTGGCTTTGGCCCGTGCGAACTCATGGCATTCCTGTACGCCCGCAGCTTCCCCAAAGAGGAATGGCGAGATCGGGTGCAAGAGGCGTTCACGGGGATGGAGACGAAATGACCGAACCGCTGATCAGCCTGCCCGATGTCGAACTCGAAGGCGCTGCGGCGTTCGAGGCCGGCCGAAGCCAGAGTACGCATGCGCTGCACTACGGCTTCGCCTTCTCGCCGTATGCGCGCGGGTCGGTCCTGCATGCGAACTGGCTGCAGGGCTACGCCGAAACGTGGCGCGCGGCCCGCCAGCGCAAGCCATCCAAAACAGCCAATAGGCTGTAAATCAGAAATACAACGCATAAGCTGTAGGAGCGAACCATGACCACCACCGTCGCCTGGATCTGCCTCGTAGCCGGCCTCGCCCTGTTTGGTGTGGTCTTCTGGTGGTGCGCCACTAAGGCCGGCACGCTGGGCGAGGACGATCCGACCGACGCCGAGCCGGCGCCCTCTGAAAGACCCGAGGCGGCTCGCTATGCATGGCGCAATAGCGGCGCCAAGGCTCATCACGCCGAGTAAGCATCAAATGGCGAAGATCACCCTCGAGCGCGACGGGTCCGGCAAGCTGCATGGCCTGTCGGAAGCGGACAAGAGAGCCTACGGGAGATTCCGCAAGGCGCTGGAAGGTATGGCGCCAGGCGACACCATGGCCTTCGAATTCAAGATCCCCCGAAGCCCGGTCTTCCACCGGCGGCACTTCGCAATCCTTGGCGCCATCTTCGATGCTCAGGACACATTCACCGACCGCGTGCAGATGCGGAAATGGCTGGAGGTGGGCGCCGGCCACGCCGACTACGTCCCGGGCGCCGACGGCGACCTCGTGGCGATTCCAAAATCCATCGACTTTGAGTCGCTCGACGACGCAGAGTTTGCCGAGCATCACCGCAGCGTCATCGCGTTCCTCCGCGAGCCTCACGCCTACCGGTTTCTCTGGCCCCAGATGAGCGCGGCCGGCGCCGAGGCCATGGTCGAGTCCATCCTAGGGGAGTTCGAACGGTGAAACGAAGCGAAAAACTGTTCCTGGCGGCTTTGATTCTCTGTGCCCCCATCATGGACAAGGAAGTCGCGCTTGCCATGGGAGTGATTGCCGGCCTAGTTGCTCTGCTTGCGGAATGGAGGGGCGACTGATGGCCAATGCGACGAAATCCGAGCGTGAGCACATGGGCCGCGTCAAGGCCATGAACTGCATTTGCTGCACCCTCCTCGATCGCCAGCAAACGAGTGTCACTGACGTCCACCACATCCGCGAGGGACAGGGTGGCGCGCAGCGGGCCGGCAACTTCCTCGTGCTGCCTCTCTGTCATGACGACTGCCACCAGGGCAGGAACGGCATCCACGGCGACAGGACCTACCTGCGCATTCTGAAGATGACCGAATTGGACTTGCTGAACGCAACGCTGGACGCGCTCCACCGCAGCCGCTAACCACAAAAACACACCGGGAGGAAGGAATGAGGGTTTTCCGCGACACCGACGCAGTGCTCCGCTATGCCTATGCCATGGCAGAAATGTCGGTCTGCAAGGTTTCCGACGCCCAGCGGGCCATGGCCGGCGCCAGCGCAACCAACAAGAGCGCCGACGGCGCGCTCTCGCCGCACGACCAGCACGCCCAGGCGGCAATGATCCGCAACCACGTCAACCGCCTCCCTCCCCTCGCCCGCGCCTATGGCTGGACGGTCTTCTCATGGTCCGACGAGCGCGCTAACGGATTAGCCGTCTTGGACGACTTCATCGCCCGGGAAACCAAGCTGGTCAACAGCCGGATGCGCCAGATGCTGATTCGCCGCTATACGGACCTCGGTCGGAAGAACCGCCCCACCCACGAGCTGATCGCAACGAAATCTGGCGTCCACAAGCGGACCGTGCAGCGGTACGAAACGGCCGTGGCGGGCGCCATGGACGGCATCCGGGCCCAGTTCTACGAGCACCTAGACACTCACTTCGCGCGCGCCGGCCTGATTCCATCCTAGCTTTTTTGCTAATCTTCTTGCACATGCATTAGCTGTTTGCTACAGTATGCACATACGTTAGCAGACAGCGGAGCAAGGGATGAACCGGATCGACAGCCACTTCGAAGCAATCGCCGAACACGCCTACGCCGCGAATCGGGCTGTTGACCGGTACTACGCCGAGCAGACCAAGGATGAGGCGCAGCAGATCACCGCCCGGCTCGTCGGCGGCAACTCGGAAACCATCTCAACTATCGCTGACGAGTTCCAAGGCGCCGCCACCACCGTCCCCGCAATCGTGGCCGCCTGGGCAAAGAAGGACAGCGCCGAGGTACTCCGCCTCATTGACGAAGCCATGCGCGCTGCTGTGCAAGACGTAGCGGCCTACCGGGCCGAAAAGCTCAACCCGTGAGCCAACGAGGAGAAGACGAAATGAAGAAGTTCCTGTTCGGCACGGCGCTTATTGCGCTGATGCTGTTCTCAGCGGTCGCCCGTGCGGTCGACTTCGAAGTCGGTGGCGGCATTGCCCACTACACCACGCGCGGCGACATGATGTGGTACCAGGAAGGCTTGCCGCATAAGCTCGACCTCAACGCGCCTGTCATCGAAGCCGGCCTGTCTGGCAACGTTGTCCAGCAGGGCCGCTGGGGTCTCGACTGGCGCGCGCTGTGGGTCTACGTAGGAAATGTCAGCAGCAGTGCTATCGCGACGTATGACGACAACTACGATAAGCGCACGAAGTCATGCATCGGCCAATGCAAGGCGCTGGACCTCTACACCGGCAATGGCCACATGAATGGGCTGCGCCTGACGCTGGAGCCCAATTACACGTGGAACGGCTGGAAGTTCGGCGCAGAGACAGGCGTCTACATCTATCGGCCGACTTGGCATGCCCACACCTACGACAAAGACGGAAGCTGGCACACGCCTAAGGATTACCAAGCGCCGATCCAGTTCGCCCCCGTTGTCGGCGCCTCTGTCAGTCGTGGTCCGTGGAGCCTTGCGTACATGCACTACTTCAGCAAAACGAACCGCGACCCGTACTACGCCATTTGGAAGGCGACGGACACGCTGACGCTCCGGTACCGCTTCTGACTACCCCTTTGCGGCGCTCCGCATCCCCCGCCGGGACGCCGCCTTTCTATTCCCGCCATATGAGAGCAATTGACTGCGCCGTAGGCGCGATCACGTACGGTTCAGTGTGCTCAGGCATCGAAGCTGCAAGCGTCGCATGGCATCCGCTTGGGTGGCGCGCCGCCTGGCTTGCCGAGATCGAGCCGTTTCCGACCGCTACGCTTGCACACCACTACCCGTCCGTTCCGAACCTGGGCGACATGACGAAGCTGGCGCGCATGGTGCTCGCTGGCGAGATCGAGGCGCCCGACGTGTTGGTCGGCGGCACGCCGTGCCAAGCGTACAGCGTGGCCGGCATGCGAGCCGGGCTCAACGACGAGCGCGGTCAGCTCACCCTCCGCTACATGGAACTTGCAGATGCAATCGACTTTGTTCGGGCTCGAGACGGAAAGCCCCCCGTCATCATCGTCTGGGAAAACGTCCCCGGCGTCCTCAGTGACAAAACCAACGCGTTCGGGTGCTTTCTGGCTGGCCTTGCCGGGGAAGATGTCGAACTCCAGCCAGCAGGGAAGAAATGGACGAACGCTGGTTGTGTGTATGGACCCCGGCGAGCAATCTCATGGCGGACCTTGGACGCCCAATATTTCGGATTGGCCCAACGCCGCCGCCGTGTGTTCGTTGTCGCAAGTGCTCGAAACGGTTTCGATCCCGCCCAGGTACTTTTTGAGTGGGACGGCCTGCGCCGGGATTCTGCGCCGAGCCGAGAAGCGCGGCAAAACCTTGCCGCCGGCACTCTCCGAAGCACTGACGGCGGTAGCGACGTCGACCACGCCCGAGCCAACCACCTCATCGCCAGCACCGGCGACATCAGCCACTGCCTGAACGCGGGGGGGATGGGTCGGATCGACTACGAAACCGAGACGTTCATCACGCAATGCGTGACGGGCGACATCACGCATGCGCTGAAGGCCGAGGGCGCGGACGCGAGCGAGGACGGCACGGGCCGAGGCAATCCCATCGTGCCGGTGGCGATCCAAGCCGGCGCGCTGCGCGTGAACCCGACCAGCGGACCAGACGGCGTCGGCGTCCAGGAGCACGTCGCTTACACCCTGGAAGCAAGAGCCGAAGTACAGGCCGTCGCCTTCGACACGACGCAGATTACCAGCGCGGCCAACTACAGCAATCCGCAGCCGGGCGATCCCTGCCATCCACTGGCGGCGGGCGCACATCCCCCGGCCATTGCATTCGATTGCAAGGCGTCTGGGCAGAACGGATTTGGCGTGGGCGAGATCTCGTCAACACTCCGCAGCATGGGCCATTCGAGCAGTCACCAGAACGCCGGCGGACACGCCGCCGTACTTTCTGGCGTGGCTGTTCGTCGCCTCACCCCCCGCGAGTGCGAACGCCTGCAGGGTTTCCCGGACGACTACACGCTGATCCCTTACGGCCGCGCAATCCGCCCTGAGAAGCTGGACGAGGACTGGATTAAATACCTCCTCCGGGGTGGCGTGATGACGCGCGAACAGGTCGCCCAGGCCGCTGCGGACGGCCCGCGCTACAAGGCGTTAGGTAACAGCATGGCGGTGCCGGTGATGCGATGGATAGGGCGCCGTATTGATTCGCGAATCAAGGAGCATATTCGGTGACATGGAAGCTTCCGGTTTTCGATACGCCCAAGACATCGTATGGGAGAAGCAGAACGGCACGGGGTTTCACGCCGATCGATTCCGACGTGTGCATGAGCATGCCATCCAGTTTTACCGGGGCGCATGGGGCGAACTCTACCGTGACCCGCAGTACACGATGGATGCTGTTGCTAAAGCAGTCCGCAGGAAACGCAGACCGGCTCACTTCGGCGCGATTGGCGATGGAGTGTTTGTCTCCGAAGACGGTGGACCGAGATTGATGCGGAGCGTCATTGATGTGAACAATGAGCATGGCCGCGCCGTACACCCGACGCAAAAGCCGCTGGGAATTCTGGCGCCGCTGATTGCTTACTCGGTCCCTGTAGCGGGCCTCGTCATAGATCCGTTCATGGGGAGCGGTTCGACGGGCATTGCAGCATCGATGCTCGGCCGCCGGTGGCTCGGCGCCGAACTGAACCCCGACTACATCGCGCTCCAGGCGGAGCGGACGCGGCAGCCGGGGCTAGTGCTGGAGGTGGCAGCATGCTGACCATCCGCCTGCCCCGCCCCATCGATGAGTCGCCAACGGCCCTGTTCGGGCTGGTTGAGGAGCCCGAGAAGAAGCGCCCACGCCGCGCGCCTGAAGAGGTTGTTATGTGGCGCTGCACCGAGTGCTACGAGTTGCATAACGACGAAGACGACGCGGCTGAGTGCTGCCCAGAAGATGGGGAGGAAGCCGGCTGTGGCGGCTTGCTTCTCGATACGGGCGAAGTCCGGTGTCCGTGCTGTGGCTCGGCAAGCGATAGCTTCGAAGACGCCGTCGACTGCTGCATGTGGAAGACGCACGGTCCGCATGAGCGCCGCGCGCTGGCGCAGCAGATGCGCATCTACGGCTACCTGCTGGACAGCGCGCTGGTTGGGATGGTGACGGAGGGGGTGCCAGTCTGACCTGGCGCTCCAAAAAGAGCCTCTACCCGTTCCAGCCAAATCGGTAGGTCAAATATGCCACCAAGAGGGCGCCGGCTATGCCGCCCGCCCCCTTTGCCACCGGATGGTGCCAGAACCGTTTTGGCACGTCGATAGCGGGCTCATCTTGAGTCGCTTGAATCCGGTCCATACGCAGGCCGCGAACGTTCTCAGCGTCGAGGAACTGCATATTGTGGGACCGCGAGTCTGTTATGGATACACCCTCACAGTCCCTGATTTGTATCGCAATCTTCTGTTTTTCTTGCGTATCTGGCATCGACCTATCTCCCGCCGGGGATCATCCCCACAAGTGACACGAGTAGTGCTAGCACCGAAAGAGCGATACCAAGCCACCCGCGCCTCACGTTCCCGGCCTCCTGGCGTCGCTTGAATTCCATCTGAGCAAGCCACCAGTTTCCAGTCCCTTCCCTCCACCCCGCTAGATACTGGGCTAGTCCCTCATCTGACAGCCCCCGAAGGCTTTTCGCTAAGACAAGTCCCGTCTCGTCGTCGGATTGGAGCCCCGTAGTCACAACCGCCCCTCATAGACGCGCGCACTGATGACGCGATTTGCCCTCGTGTCGTACGAACAGATGTACTTCATGTCCTGGTGGGCGCCGAAACCGTTCTGAAACTGGATGCGGTCACCGATGAAGGCCAGCTGACCGGCCGCCTCATCCTCCCAAGCAGCCTTCACGAACCGTGGCTCACCGGGGCCGTCCTTCCAGCGAAAGCTGTACTTGGAATGCCGCTCGATTTCGTGGGAACAGGGTCCCGACGCTTGGTCCAGCACACGGGATGCCATGCAGCTCGCATCCTTTCGACACCGCGCTTCTTCCGCCGCCGCTAGGGCTGCGGCGTGCTTCTCAGCTTCGGCATCTCGAGCCGGCGCCTCGCGGACGTCGCACGCAGCCAGCGCCATAGCCAGCACAAGGCAAAGCCACGCCGCCGAGGTGATTCGTAGCAACCCCATACCTCCTCCCGTGATGTTTTTGGCGATTCTACGGGGTCCTTCACAAAAAACAATGCAACACCCTTGCACACTCATTACTCTTTTGCTAATGTGTATGCATACGAGTTAGCACGCCTACCTAGCGAGGAGAGAAATGACCGGAACCGCCCTGACCACCCGAAACGAATTCGGGGCCCAACACACTACCCACGCCCTTGTCGAGACCGCCTCGACGGCCGTGGCCGCACAGGCTAAGGCCATGGTCGAAGCCCGCTACGTCATGGCCATGCAGCGGCCGCGCGACTGGGATGCAGTCCGGCAAAACCTGCTGAAGGAATGCCGCCGGCCGTCCTTCGCCCACAACAAGAGCGCCTACTACCGCAAGCCGATCGGGCAAGGGGTAGAGGGGCTCGGCATCCGATTCGTCGAGGTGGCGCTCCGCTGCATGACGAACGTCTTGGTCGAGACGACCATGATCTTCGAAGACGAAGGCAAGGAAGTGCACCGCGTTTCGGTTACGGACCTCGAATCGAACCTCACCTATCCGCTGGACGTGCGGGTTTCGAAGACTGTCGAACGCTCGAAACCCATGGACGACGGTTCGTACATCTCCATGCGGAAGAACAGCTACGGCAAGGCGACCTATACGGTGCCGGCCAATGACGACGACCTGCTGAACAAGCGCGCAGCGCTGATCTCTAAGGCGATTCGGACGCTGGGTCTGCGCATCGTGCCGGGCGATCTGCAAGACGAAGCTGAAGACATCATCAAGCACATCCGGGAAAACGAAGCGGCCCGCGACCCCGACGCTGCGCGCAAAAAGATGGTCGACGCGTTTGGTTCCCTCGGTATCAAGGCCACGGATCTTGTTTCGTACCTCGGCCATCCGCTCGACGCTTGCTCTCCCAAGGAAATGGCCGATCTGTTCGCCCTCTATGGCGCGATCAAGGACGGTGAGGCGACGTGGAAGAGCGTCATCGAGAACAAGGCCGAAGAGTCCGGCGGATCTGGCGACGGCCAAAAGCCGGAGGCAAAGCCCATTCCGGTGTGCTCCGACGAGCGTTTCGAGGCCAAAACGCCGGAATGGCGGAAGCTGATCCTGGACAAGAAGAAGACGCCCGCCGACCTGATCGCAACGATCGAGAGCAAGGAGAAGCTGACCGAGGAGCAGAAGCTGAAGATCGACGCTTGGTCGCACGAAAACGACTGAGCCCGCCATTCACTACCGGAAGACAGACATGAACATCATGAACGTTGTCCAAGGCTCGCCCGAATGGCTGGCCCTGCGCAGGAACTACCTGACTGCATCCGAAGCGCCTATTGCGCTCGGCAAATCGAAGTACACGAGCCGTAGCGACCTGCTGCTGCAGAAGCACACCGGCACCGAGAAGGAAGTCGACGCCTTCACGCAAGGGCTGTTTGACCAAGGTCATGCGGCCGAGGCAGCGGCGCGGTTGATCGCCGAAGAAATCGTCGGCTCGGATCTGTATCCCGTCACTGCGACGGATGAGGTGGACGGTCTCCGCCTGCTGGCCAGCCTGGATGGCGTCACGATGGACGAGGAAACCATCTGGGAGCACAAGCTCTACAACGCCGAATTGGCGGCTGCAGTCGCTGCCGGCACACTCGACGCGCACTACACGATCCAGATGGATCAGCAGTTGCTCGTCTCCGGCGCGAAGAAATGCCTCTTCATGACGTCCGACGGCACCCGCGAGAACATGGCCTGGTGCTGGTACGAACCGAACCGGGAGCACTTCGACGCGCTGGTGGCAGGCTGGAAGCAGTTCACCAAGGATCTCGCCGTATTCGAGCTTCCCGAAGCGAAATCGACTGTCGTCGCCGAGGCGGTGCAGGCGCTGCCGGTAGTTTCCGTGCAGATCAGCGGCAAGATCGACGTGCGCGAAAACTTCAAGGTCTTCGAAGTGGCACTGCGCGAGTTCCTCGAAAACAAGCTGATCCGGGAGCCGCAGACCGATCAGGACTTCGCTGACCTCGATCTTCAGATCAAGGCAATGAAGAAGGCCGAGGAAACGCTCAACGCGGCTGAAGCCATGATGCTGGCCCAGATCCAGAGCGTGGACGAGGCGAAGCGGCAGAAGGATATGTTGGCCAAGCTCGTGCGCGACAACCGGCTGATGGCCGAAAAGCTACTGGCTAGCGAGAAGGAGCGCCGCCGCGCAGAGCGGGTCATGGCCGCCATCAAGTCCTTCCAAGACCATGTCGCAGAACTGCAGCGCGAAATCCGCAGCGTGGTGTTCAAGGTAGAAGTTCCGGATTTCACGGGCGCGATCAAGGGGCTTAAGACGCTCGCGAGCATCCAGGATAAGTTGGACACCGCGCTGGCAAACGGAAAGATCGCAGCAAATCAAAAGGCCGCAGACATCCGTACGAAGGTTGACTGGCTGAACGACAACGCTGCCGAGCACCGCGCTCTGCTGGCCGACCTGCAGCAACTCATCGAAAAGCCGACCGACGACTTCAAGCTGACCGTGACGTCGCGCATCGAAAAGCACAAGCGCGACGAGGAAGCCCGATTGGAAGCCGATCGCGCCCGCATTCGGCGCGAGGAAGCCGAGCGCCTGGAACGCGAGCAGCGAAAAGCGCAGGAAGAAGAGGATGCGCTCATCGCCAGCATCTGGAAGGCCGCCCGTCGCATTGAAGCTGACACCGTGCCTTACATCGAGAAGGCGATCCGAGCCTTTGAGGCTGTCGCTGTTGATTGGGAAAACGATGCGCGCCAGCGCGTGTCGGCTGCCGTCGTGTCCGCGCGCGAAGAGATGAACGGAAAACTGCAGGGCGCAAAACTGCGCGTCCTGGCGAAACCGCTCAAGTCCGAGCCTGCAATCGAGACTGTGGCGGCGCCCTCGCCCGCCCCTTCTCCGGTACCGCCGGCGGCGACTGTCAGCCCCCTCAAGGGTGCTCGCACGAAGCGCCAGCGTCCCTCCGATGCCGACATCATCGAAGCCGTATCCATTCACTTCGGCGCCCCGCAGGCAACCGTCATCGAATGGCTGCGTGACCTGAGCCTGCCGGCCGCCGCCTGATTCCCGTCCATCGACCGAGAGAGACCATGGAAAGAAGAACGCCGCAGTACATCGAATGCGCGCGGAGCCTCATGCGTGATCACTTTGACGAGATCCCGGAGGAATTCCACGTGCGGATGCTTGCAACGCTGATGCCGGAGCACAGGCCCGCCATGATCACCAACGCCCTCCGCCACCTGGAGACTACCGGGATTGTTCACGCCCCGGGTGGAAAGACGTACGACGGCGCGACCGGCCGGCGCAAGGTGGCGGTCATGATCTGGCGCAAAGGACCGAGCGACGGCCCGCGCGTGATCGCGCGCCGCGGTGGCGAAAGCCACGTCCCGCCGAGCGAAGCGCTCTCGCGCCTGAATCTACGCTCGCCGCACGACAAGGCGATGGAGATCCAGCTCTGCATGGCGCATGACATCCCACTGGAGAACATCGCCGGCAGCGGCGAACAGCCCGTCTACTACGTGCCGCGTGCCTGGCTGGACGAGCGTGCGCCGGTACGCGTGTTAGCGCCGACACACGAGCCGATTTCCGTCTCACAGCCTGCGATCGAGGAAGAGCCGGAAACGCTTGAGGGTTACATCGCCTCGCGACTCGCCGCCATCGAGACGCACCTGCAAACGCTCGTGATGCTGGCCCAACGCGGTCAGATCAAATTGCCGCTCTAGGAGCCAGGCATGAACCTCACTCGACTCACCTTCCCGTTCGACGGCCATACCGTCGCAGTCACCGGGTACCACTATGCCGGCTACTCCGGCAATGCCTCCCCGCCTGAGCCGGAATGCTTCTCGGTGACGAATGCCGAGATCGTCAAGCAGGCGGACGCGGACGAGCCCGTCGCGGTCGACGACTTGGACCAAGACAGCTTGGCCGACGCCGCCCTGCAGGCTTGGCGAGACCGGGAGGAAGGCTATCGCTGTGACCATGCGGATGCCGTTCGAGAAGACAGGTGGATGGAGTCGAGGGGTTACCTGTGAGCGCCGACGATGTCAGAGCGATCTTCGCCGGTTGCGTGTACGGGTTGGTGCTCGCCCTGCTCCTTGCCGCCTTTATTTTTCGCCGAATCGGCTAACGCATGTGCTTTCTGCACACCAACAACAAAGAGGACGAAATGGAACACAACGTCGACCTGACCGACTGGATTACCCCGGATTTGTCGCTTGCGGACGAAGACATCGCCGCCCCGGCGAAGCGCTGCATTGGCTGCGGCGTCGAGGTGCCCGAAGGCGAAACGCCGGCCTGCGGCCACTGATCATGGAAAGCCTGGCAACCGGTCACTGGCTGGCGGACGAGCACGGCGATGTCGTGCACGCCCGGCTGCTGCCGGACGTCCGGCTTTCGGTGTCTGGTGAGTTTGCAACGCCAGAGAAAAAGATCGCGGCCGCCCGGTACATCGCTCACTGCCTGAATGTGGCCATCGACGCCACGCCGGTGGACGACAACCCTGCGGCCGAAAGGATCTTCGTCGGAGGGGCCGGCGTCAGCCTGAGCCCTGTCCCTGACGGAGTCGAATACGTGCGCGCGGACATCGCTGCGACGCTTTCGCAGATGACGGGCCAGCTGGCCGAGCTGATCAACGCCATGGGGATGGCTCACCAGATGGAGCGGACGCGGGTCCTAGATGCCCTGGACACACCAGCGCACATTGCGGTGATGCCGCACGAGTGCAACGGACTGCCCCATGACCGGTGCTACGAGATGGGCGCGCGCCAGGGCGGGACAGCGGTACGGCTGGCCATCAAGTCGGCTGTTGCCGACGCCATGAAGTTGGAGGAATAGGATATGCCACGGAGGAGAGGGGAAGCGCCGTTCGGTTATACCGTGGATGGGAAGCCACGGACGCGCCGCCCAGCGGCCGTAGGAGCCGAGTTTCGGCGCCTTGCCGCGCTGGCGGTCAAGGTGATGATGCGCGCCGGCGACGCGGGCATGACGCGGTCCAAAATCGCCACCGCCATCGGCACGAACAGCAATGTCGTGGAGCAGATCCTCATGCCGCTCAAGGTAGCTAGGAGAGTGCACGTCTCTGGATGGGTCTACGGGTACCCGGCCTATGCACTGGGCGACAAGCCCAACGTGCCGAAGCCGGCATCCCTGCCCGCACCCCCGGTGGCAAAGAAGCAAGCGAAGGTCGAGGATGACGCCGAGAAGCAGGCAGCGGCGGAAATCTCGCGCGCCCACGCAAAATGGGCAGAAACGTGGATTCCTCACCCCGACCCAGCGGCGGCGTGGATTGGGAGAGCGGCATGACAAGCTCTCATCATCTGGACTGGGTTCGACTTGACAAGTACCTAGAACTGAGCGGCGTAACAAGGGACGGCTTCAACAGCATGAAGCGGAACGGAACTTGGGCTCAGGGCCGGGAGTGGAAAACAGCCGGCGACAATCGCATTTGGATCAATCTGAGGGCAGTGGAAAAATGGGTGGAAAACAGCTCGCCAAGTTCGAAGGTATCGAAATCCGGGACGGCGCGAACGGCTCGACGATCCGCGTCCGCTTCCAATACAAGGGAATCGAGCGCCGCGAATCCCTGAAGCTCGAGGCTACGCCGGCGAACCTTAAGTACGCCTCCCGGCTACGGGGCGAGATCCTGAATGCCATCGCGCGCGGCGACTTTGACTACGCCGAGTACTTCCCGGACAGCAAGCATGCTAAAGCGCTGGCCAAGACCACTGCCAAGCGGATGGTCCTCGATGCCCTGGACGACTTCATGAAGGAGGCGCGCGCGGCCGTCGAGCGCGGCGCGATGTCGCCCAGCACGTTGCACGGCTACCGGAAGATCGTCGAAAACAACCTGAAGGTGAAATGGGGACGCCTGGCCGTGGACGAGGTCACCCCCGCCGCACTGCGCACCTGGATCGGCGCCATGGATTGCACTGCCAAGACGGCGCGCAACATCATCAGCCCGTTGCACAGCATCTTTCAGGACGCGTTGAATGACGGGTTGATCGAGGCCAACCCGCTCGACCGCCTGGCACTGAACAAGATCCTGACCAAGACCAAGAGGAAGTCCACCTACGAGGTGGACCCCTTCACGCTGGACGAGATCACAGCCATCCTTGCCGCTTGCGAGGGGCCGGCGCGCAACCTGTTCCAGTTCGCCTTCTGGTCCGGATTGCGCACTTCCGAACTCATTGGCCTACGGTGGTCGGACGTCGATTTCGACGCCGGGCTAATCCGTGTGCGGCAAGCAGTGGTCGTTCGGACGGAAAAGACAACCAAGACTGACGCTGGCACACGCGACCTAATGATGCTGCCAAGCGCGCGTGCCGCGCTTCAGGCGCAGCGCCAATGGTCTGCCCTCGCCTCTCACGGCAGGGTTTTCACCTGTCCGTGGACGCGGAAGCCGTGGACGAGCGACAAGCAGATCCGCGTCAACTGCTGGACCCACATCCTGCAAAAAGCCGAGGTCCGGTACCGAAACCCGTATCAGACGCGCCACACATTCGCCTCAATGCTGCTGTCGAGGGGCGAGAACCCGCTTTGGGTCGCCCAGCAGATGGGGCACGTCGACACCGAAATGATCGTCAAGCACTACGGCCGCTGGATTCCCGAGCACGACGCCCGGACCGGCTACACGCTGAAGAACGCTTGGGACGAATTCTCGACCGCCGCTAAGTAATCCATTCGAGGGGTGCTAATACCCCTTGCGCATGCTAACCCATGTGCTAACATGTGTGCATGTTGATAACGCGTGCACGAAGGGCGGCGGTCATGAGAACAGAGCAAGCAGTAGAACGGCAAGCTGGGCATGAAAACCTGCTCCGCGACCTGGTGGATTCACTCAAGAACATGGCGGAGGTCTGGGTAACCACCTGCTCCGCCTTCGGCTGGGACCCGGACCACTACTCCCAGTACACCGCCGCGCGCGCGGTCATCGCACGGGCAAATCAGGAGGTGCAATCATGATCGGCACCGGCCACCGCGTCACCCTGGACGCCAATTTTGCCGGCCCGCACGGCGCAAAGCTCGAGGGATTCCTCCGCGTCGACTTCATCCACGACGAAGAAGCCGGCGAGATCGAGATCACCGACACGACCCTGCAGGTCGGTCCCCACCGGTTTCCCTACAACGGCGACGAACGTCAGCTCCGCGCGGAGTGCTGGGCGAAGCTGCTCGTCGAGGCTATGGAGCAAGCGCAATGACCTCGCAAATCACCGACGGCGGGCCGGCATTCCCCGCTGACGAGCTTCACGATCAGATCCCGCCATATCGGCACCTTCTGGCATCGCAGGGCATGTCCCTACGCGACTACTTCGCGGCGAAGGCACTAGTGGGCCTCTTCTCGATGGAAGCCAATCCGCGCGTCGGAGAGATGTGCGAGCCGTTCCGCATCGACAAGCATTGCGACGACATGGCCAAGCACGCGTACAAGCTGGCAGACGCCATGCTCGCAGGCCGGGAGAAGCAATCGTGATCCACGCCGACGATCCGACCTACCTGCGCATCAAGCGCAACAACCGTCGCCTGAAGCTGGCGACCCTCGCAATCATCGTCGTGCTCGCCGCTCTGAACGTCGCGGCCATGTACTTCGGCGCCTAAACATCTGGAGGACCACCATGCCGCAAATCACCATGCAGGAAGTCGACTCGTCGCAGATCCACAGCATCGGCCACGACTCCGAAAGCAGCACCCTGGCTATCCGCTTCAAGAGCAAAGCCGGCGCCGGCAGCCTTTACCACTACGCCAACTTCCCGACCGCCGAGTTTGAGGCGTTCAAGTCGGCCGTGTCCATTGGCGCCCACTTCGGCAAGTTCATCAAGCCGGCCATCGAGAAATACCCCTTCGCCAAGGTCGAGCCGGCACCGGCCGCCTAGTTACCCGCAACTACCTGGAGGCTGGACATGGATGACTTCGTGATGATCTGGGCGCTGATGGCCTTCGTGCTGGTAGTTGGCGTGCCGTTGCTTGGGACCGTGCGATGAAAACGTTCATGTGCTGCTACTGCGGAAGCGGCGACCACACCGTCGCGGGATGCCCGTGGACGAGATTCGGCCGGGTGCATCTTGCCCGCCCCTGAACAGAATGAGAGAGACATGAACAACAACATGACCACGAAACCGCAGGACCAGCGAGACATCGAGGCGCGCGAGGCGTTGAATGCCGAATGGAAAGAATTCCAGAATTGGTTCACGTTCAATGCCACAGCAGAGTGTGGCCGTACTAGCGCGTGGGAAGGTTGGCATGCTCGCGCAGAACGCGCCCGCCCCGCCCCGGAAGCGTTGACTCTGTGCGGGATGCCCGTGGTAACTGATCCGAGCCTTGCGCCCGGTGAATTCGAGATTCGGAGCGGAGCCGCCCCGGAAGCGTTGGGCGCTGCGATTCCCGGCGACGTGGAGACGGCAGTGCGGATGGCATTCGAGTCCACGAATGAAACCCAGTACACGCCGCTCTGCAAATATTGGTTCCGCAAAGGCTACGGCTACGGTCTGGAAGCGTTGGGCGCTGCGAAGGGGGAGTTGAGCGATGCGGAGATTCGGGAAAAGTGGATTGGTCGACTTGGCTATGCAATCACTGCCCCCGAACTGGAGGTAGTGCAATCCATCCTCGCAAAAACAAAGGGAGAGCAAGCATGACGGAGAGGTGCAAATTCGACATTGCATGGGTGGGTCGCTGCAATGCAGCCGCTGACGATTCCGGGTTGTGCGAGAAGCATCGCGCTGTGAAGTGCACCTCGTGCCAAGAGCAAGCAACAGGCGAGTGCTGCCACACGGGCCAATTCGTCTGCGGGGCGCCGCTCTGCGACAACTGCACCGGCTGGAGCGACAACAGCAAGCCAAGCGGTTCGTGGGGATTCATGAACCACCGCCATGTCAGTAAGCAATGGCTGGCCCAACGCGCAAAGGACCAATCATGACCGACCACAGCGCACGCCAAGCGGGGCTGACGCTGATCCGCGAGAAATTGCAACGTTTCGAAGACTGCGCTGGCGATGACGAAGGTTGCGACATCGGCCGCGATTGGTTCGATGCATTGACTACTATCGGGTTCCTGGAGCGCACGCAGCGCAGCCCGGCAATGTGGTCGATGACGCCTGCCGGGGAATCGTTCCTCGCCGCCCATTCTGCGGACGCCCGCAATGGGGAGGGGGTGGCGCTGACGGCGCAACAGGTGCGCGCGGCAATCAATTATGTCGGCATTCACGTGACCGAATACGACGCAGGGAAAATCCGTGATCGACTGACCCTACTCGCCGCGCCCGCCGCACCAGCCCCGATGGAAATGGCGCTTTGCGAACAGGCACACCTCATCCTGAAGCCCGGACAGCTATACCGTTTCACAGCAATAGAGGGCTGCGAACAATGCGCGTTGCTTGCCATCGGCAGCGAGAAGGTTAGCGAAACGCTTCCAGTGGGAACGATTTCGGCAGCCCCGGCACCCGCTGCGCAGGATGACGGTCCAATCGCCTGCGACTATTGCTGCTCGGACACCTCTGATCCATGGCACGGTAGCGGGATGCTGAATGGCGTGGAGTGCAGGCACATTCATGCATGCGATGTGTGCCGCCATCTACTGCCTGCTCAACCTGCACCCGCTGCGCAGGCGGATGGGGATAAGCGTTTGCTTGACTTGCTGATACAGGCTTTCGGTGCGCATCACCCGGCGATTGATGACTTGGCATCGTTGATCCTCCGCGCCAATGAACAGCAACCCGCCACCCCGCCCGAATGCACCTGCCCGTCCGGGAACGGCTCACTGCGGCATCCGTGCCCGGTTCATGCGGCAGAGCCCGTCAGCGCGGACTATGTGCTGATTCCGAAAGTGCCGACACACGACATTCGCAAGGCGATGCACCACGCCTATTGGCAAACTCCACATCTGCCATATCACGATGGGAGCCCGGATCTTTGGAACGCCACCTATGCAGCATTGGTAGAGGCGGTTGGTAGCGCCACCCCGGCAGACGCGGCGAGCGAGCGCAAACGCAAGCGCTATACCGGTGATCCACAGGTGGAATGGGACGAGTTCTGGAAGGAAATCGTTGCCCCTGACGGCGTGCTTGATGTGGAGCAAGTCAAGAAAGAATTGGCTGATTTCTCCATGTTGCTGAATTTCGTGCCGAAGGTGTACGACCACGCCACGGGCGGCGCTGTCACCTACCCGCAAACGTTGCCCAATGCCGTCATCAGCGCCATCGACAACCATGTGCAGGATTTAACCGAGGAAGCGCGGAAGGAAGGCGCTGAAGAATCGGCAGACGCGGCGAGCGAGGCGGACAAGAGGGCCGAACAGATCGCGCGGCAATCCGTCGAGGAATTCAAGGCTGCATGGCACCGCGTGCCGTACTTCGCGGATCGGGTGAACAAGGCGACGCGGGAGGCAATCACAGCGGCGGTCGGCAACATGATGAACCTACCTGCCCTTCTGGATCAGCTTCATGTCCAGCGCGAGCGGCAACAGGGGGCGGATCGTGGTTGAACCTCTCTGGTGGCTTTCAAAGGATGGTGATCTTGACTGCCTCGAACTATACGAGCGCCATTACTCCGCATACCGATACGCCGACAAGCGACAGCGAAAACTGTTTGTCGGCCCCGGTGAGAAAGTTGTCTTGCGAACCGCAACAGGCAATGCATGTTTCGTGTGGCGAAAGTTCAAAGACGACAGCGGACAGCAAGGCATCAATTGCGCAGTCTTCCGAAACGAATCCGCGCACCAAAGTTCGGGACTCATTCGACAGGCGGATGCGATTGCTGATTGCCTCTGGCCTAATAGCCGGCATTACACCTACGTCGATCCGGAAAAGGTCGCCTCAAAGAACCCTGGATTTTGCTTTATCGCAGCAGGTTGGAAACGATGCGGACGAACCAAAGGCGGGCTGATGATCTTGGAACTTGCGCGCACCGAACCGGAGGGCGGGAATGGTTGAGAAGCTGGATTTGGACCTCGACGGCCTGGAACAATCGCTGAAGGCTATCGGCAATGTTTGCCTTCCCGTGCACGCGACGAAGTTGCTGGCGATGGTGAATCGCATCCGCGAACTGGAGCGCGCCAGCCAGCCTGGCAGCGGGGAGGCAAAGCCGGTGGCATGGATGCACGTCATGGACAATACCGAAGGCATCAAGAGCAACAAGCCTTATGTCGTCTTCACGGCCAGCAAGAAACATCCGTTCGGCAAGCCGGGAATCGACTATAGCGAGAGCTTCCCGGTTACATCGACGCCGCTATACGCAGCCCGCGCTTCGCTGGACGGGCGGAGGGAGGGGCAAGGCAATGGCTGAGCACCTGGATCTGAACGCGCTTGAGCGCGCGAATCTCGGCAAGGTCGTCCGCCCCGAGGATTGGATGGCGCTGCTGGCCTACGCGCGCGGGCTGGAGAGCGCGATCAAGCGGCAGGCAAACGCGGTGCGCACGCTGCGCAATGCCGAACTCGACGAGGCGCGCATTCGGCACCAGCTTGCCGAGGAAGCCATGCGGGCGACATCGCCGGAGGCTCTGACATCGGAGCGCGAGGCGAACGCGATTCTTACGGCTGAAGTCGAGCGGCTGGAGGCGCGGGTTCGGGAGTTAGAAGGCGCCGACCTTCCGGCCGGCCAAGGCGCTGACACTGGGCGTCTCAAAGTGGTGAGGAATATCGAGTCATACCGCATTTGGGCGATTCGCGAAGGGCTGACCACTACCACCAATGGATTCAAAACGTGGCGTGCCGCCGTTGATGCAGTTCGCGCGTTGCTTGGCGACCGCGCGGTGAATACGGCCGCAATCTCCGCAGATTCTGCGGCGAATGGCGGTCAGTGCGGCTGCCGGGCCTGCAGCCCAGTCAGCATGAACATGCGCATGGTCCTGTGCCCGTCTTGCGGCAACAAGCGCTGCCCGCGCGCCAGCGACCACCGCAACGCCTGCACCGGGAGCAATGAGCCCGGACAGCCTGGCAGCGCCTACCCGACCGTTTAGTCCAAATTATTCAAAACCAATAATTAGTGGAACAAGCAGCAGAACGAATCATCGCCCGCACGAGCGAAGCGTGGGGCCTCGCAGAATCAGGTACGGAGAGACGATGACATTGGCCTACAACGCCATGATGTTCGCCCGCGAGGTCCACAAGGACCAGCGCCGCAAATACACCAACAACCCTTATACCGATCACCTCGCCGAGGTCGCCGGCATTGTGGCCACCGCCGTGAGCCGCGATATCCCTGCGGAGGTACAGATTGCAGTCGCGTGGCTGCATGATTGTGTCGAGGACCGAGGCATCACGACCCAGCAACTGTGCACTTTCTTCGGGATTGCGGTTACCGATGGCGTCATGTACCTATCCGACCTAGAACAGGGAAACCGGGCTGAGAGGAAGGCGGCATCCCGCGTCAGGCTGAGCCGCGCCCCCGGCTGGGTCCAGACGATCAAGTGCGCCGACCTGATCAGCAACACGTCGAGCATCGTCATGCACGATCCGAAGTTTGCCGCCGTCTACCTGGAGGAAAAGCGGCTGCTACTGGATGTGCTGACAAAGGCTGACCCGCGTCTTGTCGGCATCGCGCGGGCGCAGGCTGGCGGGGACGGGGTTCCGGACGCTGGTTGATTCGCGGTCCGGGATCGAAGTGAGGGGATGAAATGTCTGATACATCAGATGCGGCAGTAAAGCCAGAGACCGTCAAGCGTGCCTTCCGGATGATCGACGGATCGCGCTATGAGGTGGAGGCCGGCACGGAATGCGAGGCAATCGCGCACGTCGAGCGAATTTTCGGCAAAAAGACGTGGAACGCCATCGAGATCATTCCCCGGCGGGGGCGTTAGCAACGGGGCTTCGGCCCCGTTTTTCATGGTTCGCCCAAATGGCGCCCAAGGTTTCGCCAGTGAGGGCAAAAACATAACCGAATCAATAGCTTGCGAGCCATGATGCGGCGGGTTCGATTCCCGCCGGCTCCACCAATAATCCCCCTTGATAATCAGTCACTTACGAGTGATTTCAAGGGGTTATCAGTGCTAACGCATGTGCAGATGTGTGTGCACGTGTCTGCGGATTCGCCCAAATGAGCCCATTTGGGCGATAACGCTTCCTGTAAAGGCGTGTGCGCCCCGCACATTTTCGCGCCAACGCATTAGCCTTCCCCTTCCATCGAATCGCAGGCATTGAAAGAGCCGACCACGGGCACCGCTCGAAGGTGGCGCGCCGTCTTTCCCTCTATTGCCGTCTCAAGCTCGTTGCTCAGGTTGTGGGTCAGCGCCGCACCGACCTGGCACAACGATCTCACCTCCGGGTCGTCCACCCCGAGCGCCTCCAGCGCACTGAAGATCCCGGCAACACCGTCCGCGATCTTCTTCGCATCTTCCAGGCCCGCCGCCGGCGAAGCGCTGCTATTCCTTGCGTTCATCGTTACCCCCTCTCGTCGCGTGGTGACAAGCCGCCCCGGGAAGCCCCCGCCACCCTGTCCAAGCGCCCAAAACCACTGTATATTTGTACAGTATATAGCCGCCTTTGTGCTCTTGCCAGTACCTGTCAGATTGCTTTTCCAATGCCTCGACTGAAACCGATAGAGGGGCCACCGCCGCCTGCCGGCGGCTACGAGCCATGCCCTATCGACCCAGACTACGACCGCTTCTACACTTTGGACAGCGCGGGCGAACCTGTTCGCGTCTATGACTTTGGCGTTCACGCGCGGTGGTCGAGTTGGCAGGGCAAAGGCTGGCAGATTAAGGACATGCTGCTCGACTATGGGGTAGAGATATGGACCTACTTTTCAGGTTGGGCGAGCCTTAAAAACGACGATCCGCCCGTGTTCCGGACAGTGGTCAAGGGCGGCGGCATCGACAAGACGTTCAATTCCCTTACATGGGCGGAAGCCGAGGACAGGCACCGCCGCGTCATCGAGAAGGTAAGACGAACCATCCCCACCCTCGCCGAAAGAAAAGTGAGCGGATGAGCCCCGGAATACTAAATTTCTTCGGTCAGCGCGAAAAAAGTGCGCTGTCAGAATCTGCAACCTCTGCCGACATCGGTAACCCTGTGCATCGTTGCGCCGCGCCCTTGGATCGGGTCGCGGCGCTTTTCTTTGTAGGCGCCAGCCTGATACCGCTCTGCCCTGCGTCGGCGTGAGACTGTCCTGACCAACTTCAGGAGACGATCATGGCAGCGAACATCCACGTGGTACCCACCGAGCGCAATGGCTGGGCCGTAGAGGTCGAGGGCACGGACGGCGCGACCTCGCACTACCCGAGTCAGGAAGAGGCCATCGCCGCCGGCACCGAGAAAGCGAAGAACGATAAGGTGGAACTGTTCATCCATGGCCGCGACGGCCAGATACGAGAGAGGAACTCCTTCGGCCATGACCCGCGCACCGTTAAGGGCTAAGGCCCATGCCGCGCGCTTCGGCGGCTCCAGGGCTCGAGACCTTACTCCCAATGCTGCTGACCGAGCGCAAGGCAGTTCCGCGCGAAGCCGGCTGGCTCTACGAGATCAAGTTCGATGGGTACCGCGTATTGGCCAGTACCGGGTCAGCCGCTCGACTGAAGAGCCGCGGCGGCATTGACGCCAGCCGCTGGTTTCCTGAGGTCTTGGCGGCCGTCGCTGATATGCCGGCAGGGACCGTACTGGACGGCGAAGTCTGCGTGCTGGATGAGCTGGGGCGGAGCGATTTCAACCGCCTGCACGCGCGGGCGCTCCGCAAGGGCTGGTATGAAGGCGCGGACCTGGTCGTCTACTGCGTGTTCGACGTCTTGGTCGCGAAGGGGAAGGATTTGCGCGCTACTGCTCTGGAGAAGCGGAAGACCACGTTGGCGCGGCTGATGCACTCGCACTCCGACCGCGTCCTGCACGTGACAGGCACGGACGACGGCCACTGGCTTTACCGCACCGCACTGCAGATCGAGCTAGAGGGAGTGGTCGGCAAGCGGCTCGGCTCAACCTACCAGGACGGCACCCGCTCACCGGACTGGTTCAAGGTGAAGCGGCCGGGGGCAGTTCCGCCGGAACGCTTCAAACGATGATCATCCTGGATTCTTTTCCGACCTACCTGGCGCACTGTACGTTCCGCCCTTGGTGTCACGCAGCACGGCATACGCTTCGGTCTTGTTAAGCTTCTCGTAAAAGCTCGTGGCGCCGGCTTGCGTCCAATGGTGCGAATCGAAATAGGAGAACTTGCCCGCTCCGTAATAAACACAGCCGCCCTGGCAAAACACGTCCCGCACATCCACGAAGCCAACGTGGTTGGCTGCCGCTAGCCTCTTCACGTAGTCATTGTCGGCGTCGAAAAATACCCTACCAGCGATGAACTCATTCATCGCCCAAAGGTTGGGGACACCCCTTGTGATGATGTTGATTGAGCCGACGGGGGACAAGTAGTACTTCGGGCCGAAAAAGTAGATCCGGGCATCCTTGTTCCTCTCGCGGATCTGCCGAATCCCATTAGCATAGGCATCCTGAAGCTCTGCGCCTTGGCGCGAACGCCACATGTGCGCGTAGATGATAACGTCGGCCTGCTTCAGTTCGTCCGATGCCAGCAGGCGTTCGAATGAAGCCTTGCACGTCGCGCCGTGAAGCGCTTCGAGACCAACGTCTGCAGCGTAAAACGACGAGCAATAGTGATCAGCCTCGAAGAATTTAAGCCCGATCGTCTTGTCGTTCTTCAAGGCATGGAGGATGTCATGTGCCTGGCTGTCGCCGAAAATAATGACGTTCGTCTTGCTGGCCGAGAACGGTGCGCCGGCCGTGTTTGATGCGCCCCAGTACCGCCCCCGCTCGGCGAGCAACTGCTTCTCGGTCATCGCCTGATTGATGCGGCCCGGGAACCCGTCATTTTCGAACGTATAGGCGCCGCTTAGGCCCGAAAATAGCACCAGCATCGCCAAGGCTACCGCCTTGAGATTCGGCATAGCGCCGAACCGGATCGGCCTTTCGAACAGGCGGTATGTAAGCCACGCCAGGACGAAGCTCGCCCCCACGGCCGTCGTCACCAGGAAATCATCGGGCAGATCACCTTCCACGATCCGCAGGTAGGAAAAAATCGGCCAGTGCCAGAGATACAGCGGGTAACTGATCAGCCCGATAAACACCATTATCGGATTCGCCAATACGAACCGATTCAGCACCGCCATCGGGCCAGCGAGGATCAGCAGGAATGCGCCGGCTACGGGCAGCACCGCCCACCAGCCAGGGAAAAGACTACCGGCGTCGATGAAATACAGAGCAGCCCCGATCAGTGCGGCGCCTATCAATGACAGGACGTGCTTGGCGAGCGGCAACTTGCCCAGCACCGCGGCATCCCACCGGCGTAGATGCACGTAGGCTAGGATCGAGCCCGACAGCAGCTCCCAGAAACGCGTCTGCGGCAGGAAGAACGTACCTGTGGGGTCGGCCTCGACACTCGTGACGTTCAGGTAAAACGAGGCGGCCCACAGCACGACTACGGCCAGCAGCGCATTCACGCGCGCGCGCCAGACGATCCAGACTAGGACGGGATAGACCAGGTAGAACTGCTCTTCGATCGCAAGCGACCAAAGATGCATCAGCGGTTTCAGTTCCGACGAGTTGTCGAAATAGCCAGCTTCCCGCCAGAGCGCGAAGTTCTGGATGAACGCTGCACCAGCGGCCACATGCTTCCCGAGTTGCTTGAACTCTTCCGGGAGCAGTGCGAACCATCCGAACGCGTACGTCGCGACCAGCACTACGACCAGGCCAGGAAAGATGCGCCTCACGCGGTGCGCATAGAATTCCAGGTAGCTGAAATCGTCGCGTTCCAAGCTCCTGAAAATGATGCTCGAAATCAGGAACCCGGAAATGACGAAGAAGATGTCGACGCCTACGAATCCGCCCGCCAAATAGCTGGGGAACGCGTGGAAGATGACCACGGACAGAATGGCGACGGCTCGGATCCCGTCAATGTCAGGCCGGTAGATCGGCTTGGCGTTGTGCTCGTGGGAGGCACCTTTTGTCATTGTTGTCGGTTTGCGCGCTGAATTTCAAAACCGACACATTCTATCTGATGAGCCCAGCACAATGCGGACGTTAATCCCCAATAACCTTCTAGCGGGGCCAAGCCTCCACAGTCTTTATGTGCCTACCGGCGCACTCCCCCAGCGCGCCGAGCAAGTCTTTGGTCATCCACTCCTGCCAGACGTCGTAGTCAGCTACGGCCGGCGCGTCAGGAACTCTGCACGGAGCGGCAAGCGCGCTATCGAGCGGCGGCGGCTTGCTTGGTCGCGTCGACGGCGTCGAGCAGGTTGCGCACCCGCTGAGCGTCAGGCCGGCAATCAGCAGGCAAAGGCTTCGCATTCTTCAGGTCCTTTCTGATGGCGTCGAGCTTGGCGCCAAGGGTGGTCTGGATGCCGGCGAACTCGTCGGCCTTCTCGCGGATCGTGGCGCTGGCGGTGCGGAGGTCGCCGAGCGCCTGGTTGGCACTGGCCAGATCCGCCTGAGCGGCGTCCGTCTTCATGCGATCTATCTCGGCGTCCTTGCGCCAGCCGTTGGCAGCCCAGCCGGCGGCGAAGATGCCGGCGGTCAGAACTGACGCGACGATCGCCCGCCACAGCAACGCGTTCATTTCGCCACCGCCTTCTGTGCGACGTTGCCCACGACGTATGCCGCAACAACGGTGCCTACGGTCGCGCCCCAGACGGCCGCATCAATGGTGCCAACCAACAGCATTGCATCCGCAGACGCGATGACTAGCAGCGCGGTCAGAAACTTCCGGCTTCCATATCTCATTGAGCCCCCAGGCATTTGCTGTTGCGATCAAGCTGGCGGGCCCAGACGCCCCCGCATCGCTTATTTCCGGGCGTCGAGCAGTCGTACCCGGCCGAATATTTGTAGAGCAGCAGCGCATTGCAGGCGCCGACGTAGTCGCCAGCAATGAGCCGCCTCCGCATTGACGACTCGCGCCAGTTGCCGATGCCGAACTGACCGACGAAGTCCATGTAGACGTCGAACTCTGCTTGATGGAGCCTCACGCCCGGCAAGCTGGCGGCGAAGCGCTTCTCATCGGCCGTCATCAGGTTCCGCGCCAGCACTGACGCACGCTCGCGCGTGATCGTGTCGCCCATCCGAACCGGGCGGCCGTCCTCGTACCTCGTCGAGCCATGCCCGATGGTCGGCACGTCCCCCTTCGTCGGGATGACAGCGCGTTCGGTATAGCCCTCCGACGCCTGCCACGTGGCGACACCCGCCGCCGACATCGTTAGCGCGGCCACTGCGATCCTTTGCTTAAGCATCGGGTCCCTCCTCGTCCCGGCGCTTGCTGAACCACGGCCGGAGCAATTTCCAGAAGAAATTCCCGATCAGCAGCAGCGCGTAGAAGGCCGTCAGCCAACTGGCCCAGTCCTGGACGCTGTAGCCCATGAACGTCATCACGGTTACAGGCGCTGCCGGCGCGAGCTTCACTGCTTCATTTGCCATGTCGGCCTCGATCATTAATTTCCCCGGAACTAGAAGCCCGTAAGCGAGCACTCAAAAAAAAGGCCACCCGAAGGTGGCTATGGAGCGAAGGGGACCCCTCCCTATCGCTTGTCGACTGGCACCGAGAAGGACCTTTGATCGGTTCGCCCCTGACTTGTGGTGATCGAGCATGTGACGGCGCAGAGGCTGCGCTTTACGCCGCCACCGAGCCAGAACGTCACCTTGCCGCCCGAAACAACGGTGCTTTTCCCCGCCGGATTGACGGTCAGGCCATCGGCTGTCACGACCGGAGCGCCGGCGATGCTTTCCCCTTCAGCCAGCCACGCAGACCAATCCACGACATAGTCGAGGACGGCGCCTGGGTCCTTAGGTGGAAAAGTTGTCATGCTGGGATCTCCAAGACTCTCGTTTCTCGATTGACACGCACCAGCCGAGACTCGTCCGGAACGGTGAAGGCCCTTACCTCGTCTGGCACCGCATAGGTACGGTTCTCGGCTTGAACCGAAATCACACGCTCCGGTGGCGGCTCTGAGACATCAACAGGATCGCCGCCGGTGGAGACATCGCCGGTGGCAAGCATGACGGTGGGCTGTAGCGTACAAATCACTGTGCCGCTGAACATCTGGCTACCGACCATGGCGGCCGCCGCCGCGCCGACCGCTGATGACACTACTCCAGAGAATGTCTCCGATGCCGAGATTGCCGGGGTGACGCCACCCAAAGCAACCGCTATGGCGCCGCTAACCGTCTGCTGTCCAGTGAGCGCAGCGGAGACTGGCCCGAGCGTCGCTGCGATGCTCCCGGACCCGCCCCCACCCGCTGCCGTGCCGATGATGGAAGTCGTCGCTGGGGCGAGCGTCGCCGACCACGAGCCAGTGAGCGTCTGGTCGCCGTGCATAGCTGCCGTAACGCCCCCAAGCGCCGCACCCACGACTCCGGAGAACGACTGGACACCGGCCACTGAAGCAGAGGCGCTGGCAAGCGTGCGCGCGATTGAGCCGCTGAAGGTCTGGGCACCAGCGAAAGAGCCAGTGACCGAGTCGAGCGTGGCGCTGATGGTCCCGGCATTCCCGGAGGACAGCGGCGTGTACGTGATGCGGATTTGACCACCAGCGCCAGCGCCTGCGACGTTCGTCGAAGTACCGCCGCCCATCCCGCCACCGCCGCCGCCCGGCAATCCTCCCGCACCTCCGTTGGCAAAGCCCGTACCGCCCCCTCCGCCACCGCCCGATCCGCCATTGGGATCTGAGGACCCGACCTGGCCGTTGGTCGAGGCGGTACCGCCAGCTCCGCCGGCCGTTGATCCGCTCGCTCCGCCGGCGCCGCCGGTCGTGCCGGCTGCATTCCCGCCAGGCGAGCCGTCTCCGCCGGCATGAGCCGCCCCGCCCCCGCCGCCCCCGCGGCCGCCGGTGCCAGTTCCGCCATTTCCGCCGGAGAACTTCGTGGTCCCGATCCCGCTCGCAGCAGAGCCGCCCGTGCCGGCAGTATTCGACGAAGCAGGCCCGCCGCCCTTGGCTGCGCAGGACGACCCCGCAAACGACGTACCGTTAAACCAAGTGTCGCCGCCAGCCGTCGCGGTGGCGGTGGGCCCACCTGCCGCGCCAGCCCCACCGATGCTGTATTGCACGACCTGGCCAATGGTAAGGGGGAGCGACGTGATGGCTGAGTACGCCGCGCCGCCCCCGCCGGCGCCGTTGTTATTGCCTTGGGAGTCGCCGCCACCGCTACCACCGGTGGTCTCGACCTTGTCGAGGGTGCCAAAGTCAGGTGGGACGGTCCAGGTCGTGCCGGACGTCAGAACAACAGTCGCCACAGCCGCCCTCCGTTGTGGTGATTAGGCGTTCGCTTCGGTGAGCGTGGCCGAAGTGATGCTGACCGCAGCACCGGCCGAGATCACGTTCGAGTTCATGTTGAAGTCGGCGCCGCTGGTACCGACGTCCATATCGAGAACGAGCGTCGTGCCATCGGACTTCAGCAGCCGTGCCCAGGTTGCCGTGCCGCTGGCATCGGCTGACGAGTCGCCGGTGATGGCATTGAGCGTCAGTACACCGCCGGAAGCCGCCGGCGCAAACGTCGCGCCGCAGGTCAGTTCGGCCAGTAGCGTCTGTGAGGTGATCGCCCCGCCGGTCGCCGGCCTGGCCCCGGCATATAGCCGCAACTTCGCGTTCGCGCCGGCGGCCGTGGTGATTGCATCGAGGCGCGCATTGCGCAAGGCGGTGGACATGCCGATCGTCATGCTGATCTCCGAGAACTAAAACGCCCGCGCAATGCGGGCGATGATGATTTGGCGACGGACGGTTCTTTGGGTCAGGCCGGCTCCACCGGCCAGTTCGGCGAGACAGAGTTGAGATCGACCCGGTTCACGTCCACTCGATACCGCTTC